GGATGCAGACCGGCCTGGACCTCACAGAGAGTGGCGACGAGGGTGCATTCGCCGTCGGTGCCAAGAGTATCACCGATGCCGTCAAGGGTGTTCCAGAACAGCCCCTTTCCTTCGATGTGGACATGGAGAATAAGACCGTGAAGATCTCCTACAGCAACGGTCATTTCAGCCTGCCAGTAGAGGATGTCTCCGATTTTCCGCGCCCCGTGAGCATACAGGGCGACATTCACAAGGAGATCGACAGGAAGCTCTTCCTGGAGTGTGTCAGCAGAGCCCAGTTCGGATGTGACGAGAACGAGCTGAGACCGGTCATGAACGGAGAGTACTTCGACTTCACGCCGGACTACCTCGCCATCGTGGCCAGCGACGGGCATAAGCTCATCAGGAACAGAATCCTGAATCATAAGAGTGAGACTATCAGCGCGTTTATCATGCCGAAGAAGGCCGTGGCCTTGTTCAAGGGGACAGTCGGGAAAGACACCGACCCCGTCCAGCTCTTCTTCGACCAGCGCAACGCACAGCTGACCTACGGCGTCAACATCCTCACGTTCCGTCTCATCGAGGGTCGCTATCCCAACTACAACAGTGTCATCCCGGAGAACAACCCCTGCAAGGCGCGCGTGACGAGGGTGGAGCTGCTGGGTGCGCTCAAACGCGTACAGGCATTCGCCAACGGCTCAAGCAACCTCGTCCGTTTCAGTTTCGAGGAGTCGAAGATCCAGCTGGATGCCGAAGACTACGACTTCTCGAAGACGGCTACCGAGACCGTGTCCTGCGAATATGAAGGCCAGCCGATGAGCATCGGCTTCAAGGCCTCGACTGTCATAGAGATCCTCAGCAACCTCACATGCCAGGAAGTGCTGATCCAACTCAAAGATCCGGCACATGCCGGCATCATCGTTCCGGCGGAGCAGGAAGAGAACGTGGATGTGGTTATGCTGACCATGCCGATGCTATTGAACGACTAAAAAATATATCATTATGGAGAATCAGATGTTACAGCCTGTCTTCGGTAATGAGGTCACCATTACCAAGGCAAAGCAGAAGGAAGTGGCCGACAACCTGATCAAGAAGGTCATCGATGGCGGCGTGTCACCGATGAACGCCTATGTCCAGATCAAGGGTATCGTGGATGCGCTGACAGCAGCCCTCAAGTCACCTGACCTCGTGGACTGCGTCCTCGGCGAGTGCATGAAATGGGGCAAGGAGACCCCCGTATTCCATGGAGCCATCGTCGCCGTCAGCGAGGGCGGCGTGAAGTACGACTTCGACGGCTGCGGAGACCCTGTCTACAACGACCTCGCAGCCCAGAAGAAGGCCCTTGACGAGAAGCTCAAGGAGCGCCAGAAGTTCCTCATGGCCATCCCTGCCGAGGGCATGACCATCACTGACAGCCGCACAGGCGAGATCGTTGACGTGAAGCGTCCTGCGAAGACGTCATCGACAGTCGTACGAGTAACATTCCCGAAAGAGTAGATGAGTACGATAATCATCGAGTCTTCCACCTGGCGCGACAGCCAGCTGAGCGTCGCCTCCCACTACGGAAGCATCCGCATCAACGGGAACGAGTACTACGTGGACGAGGCTTCCAACTGTCTTGTGCGGAGAGACTGGGCATGCGTAGTCCGTTCCGTCGGCGTCGGCAGGGCGAAGGAACTCATACGGCAAGGATACGTACGGGCATCCTCCGCCATGGCCGTCATCCGCAGGGAGAAAGCGGAGGCGAAGGCCAGGAAGGAAGAGAACGAAATGAAACAACCAAAATTATTCTGATATGGCAAAAGGCAAAGCATTATACCAGCCTAACGGAAAGGCTGCAGAGTACAACAGGTGGGCAGTGAACTTCTACACGGGGTGCAGCCATGACTGTGAGTACTGCTATTGCAAGAGAGGAGTGCTGGCCCACACATGGGACACGAAGCCGCACCTCAAGAAATGTTTCAAGGACGAGAAGGACGCCCTGGAGGTGTTCAAGAAGGAGCTGCTGGCTAACCGCCTGCGCGTACGTGCCGAGGGAGGCGTGTTCTTCTCCTTCAGCACTGACCCCTGTCTGAGGGAGACCTTTGCTCTGACTCGGCGCGCGATGCTCCTGTGCTTCGACTGTGATGTCCCGGTGACGATACTTACGAAGAACGTCAACTGGATAGAGTGGCTCGAGGGTGTGAGGGGCGAGAAGAAGATGTTCGGGGACAAGGACGACAGGAACCCCATCCTGTCCACCGTCCACAAGGGCCGACTGGCCGTCGGGTTCACGCTGACCGGCCATGACGAGCTGGAGCCCAATGCGTCGCCAAACGACTCCCGTATCGGCGCGCTGTTCATCCTGAAGACGGAGAACATCCACACCTTCGCATCAGTGGAGCCCGTCATCGACATGGAATCCTCACTGAAGGTCATCAGACAGGCGGCGCCGAACTGTGAGCTCTTCAAGATAGGCCTGCGCTCCGGCGTCTCCAAGGACTACTACAAGGGACAGGACCTCAAGGCCTTCATGGAGGAGGCAACGGAGATCGTCGGGAAGCATCACGGGAAGATATACTGGAAGGAAAGCATAAGGTCGAAGATCATCGCTGAACCTTTCCTCAAGTCCCCCGTATCTGTAAACGCAACGTACAACATCTTCAACAAGTAAGCTATGGGACATGTATTGACATTCATCGGCGGCATCGTCTTCACGCTCGTCGTGGAGGTCGTCCTCGTCTATATCTACGGACGAAGGGCCGCCAACAGGAAAGGGAAAAGATTATGAAGGCACTGAGCATCATTCAGCCGTGGACGAGCCTTATCGCCACCGGCATCAAGGACATTGAGAACCGCACATGGAGGACGAACTTCCGTGGCGAGTTCCTGTTACACGCCTCCGCAAGACATCTGCGTGACGGATGGGAGGCACTGAACGAAGACCAGAGGAAGGCTGCGGAGAGGCTTATACAGCCCTTCGGGACCGTCAACGATGTAAGGCTGCTTCCTGTGTCGGCCATCATCGGCAAGGCCACGCTCGCCGACTGCGTTCAGAACCACCCGTCCGTCTGGGCGGAGAAGGGTGTCTGGAACTGGGTCCTGAAAGACGTGGTACTGTTCGAGCGCCCGATACTCAACGTCAAGGGAAAACTCGGCTTCTGGGAGTTCGACGACTCCCTCCTGGCAGACGTCAGGCCATGCGTCGAGACGGCCGTATATTCACGGGTAGCATATTTCCAAAAAGAAAAGTAACGAGATTATGAAACTGCTTTTATTCGATTTAGAGACGACTGGCACGGATGCCGTCAAGCATGGCATCCACCAGATCAGCGGGAAGGTCATCATCGACGGCGTCGTGTGTCAGACCTTCGATTTCAAGGTGCGCCCCAAGGACGGCTGCACCATCGACGAGGAAGCCATCAAGGTAAGCCACGTCACCAGGGAGGAGATCATGGAATACCCTCCGATGAGGGAGGTGTACTTCAAGGTGCTGTCGATGCTCGACCACTTCTGCAACAAGTACGACAAGAGCGACAAGTTCTACCTTGTGGGCTTCAATATCGCGCACTTCGACAACCATATGTTCCGCCAGTGGTTCGAGGACAACGGCAACAAGTACTTCGGCTCCTATTTCTGGAGCAACTGCCTCGACTGCATGGTACTGGCCACTCCGTTCCTCTGCGAGCGGCGCGCGGCCATGCCGGACTTCAAACAGTCTTCGGTCGCAGCGGCTCTCGGCATCCCCGTGGATCCTGCGAAGCTGCACGACGCATCCTATGACATCGACATCTGCCAGGCTATCTATGACAAGGTCTGCGGCAAATACTAAGGCGGAGGCAGACGGGATTTCCGTCCTCTGCCGGAACTGCACGAAGCTGAAGGAGTGCCTGAAGGACAGGGCAAAGACCGCCTTCATGGCCTACCGTACCTACTGCAGCGCCTTCGACAACAAGGACAAGGAGCCCCGTCTGTTCCCGTTCCTCCAGCCTTACGAGGTGGAGAGCATGGATGCCGAGCACATATATAGAAACGGAAAGAAAGATGGAAGATATTGAGACAGGGAATGTAAGGACGCATATCGTCATCTTCCTTACGATGATGGCCCTATACGCCCTCGACTTCATCCCGACGGAAAAGTTCAGCGCCGCCTTGCTGGCATACAATGCCGTGATGACAGGCGCTATCTATTTTAAGTTAAACAGAAAAAGCAAAGACCATGGACAAGAATGAACTTAGTCAGAACGTCCACAGAACTGTGGAGATGCTGGAGGATGCGGCGAATATCCTCCGTGAGCAGCATCGTGGACTGACATAAACGCGGACGAAGGTATGAGACAGTCAAGTCATTTGTTATCGAAGGCCGAGGAGAAGAAGCTGGTCATCTGCAGGGAGAGGATATTCGATGCCAGGCTTAGGGTGGAGGAGATATCCGACATCCTCAGCAAGAGGGGCTGGCAGCAGGCCGGCATCATCGCCGAGCCGGTACAGGCACTGAGGCAGCTCGAGGAGAGGCTGGAAGGGATAGAATCGGAGATTTACAGACTAAAGACAGACAACGGTTGATATGGGAAATCAAGAGACGAAGGCTGACGTGCGCCAGGACATGGACATGTTCGGAAACAGCGTCACGGTGACGAAGAACCTGCGCGAGAAGTTCGGTGCCAACCCGTTCTCGGTGTTCGACACCAAGGCGCAGGCATGGCGTGACAGGAAGCAGTGGTGGCTCAACAAGGGAATACTGCCTCCGCTGGAGCCGCTGCGCTCCAGGAGCATCATTCCAGACGAGAGGGATTCCGGAACCTCCTCCGTCTTCGATCCTGTGCTGTGCGAGCTGATGTACAGGTGGTACTGTCCGGAAGGTGGCACCGTCCTCGACCCGTTTGCGGGAGGATCCGTGCGCGGCATCGTAGCCCACAGCCTCGGCTACAAGTACACGGGCATAGACATCCGTCCGGAACAGGTGGCCAGCAACAAGGACCAGGCCAGCCATATCCTCGGGGAGAGGAACATGCCGGAATGGGTGGCCGGGAGCAGCAACGTCCTCCTCTTCGACGAGTTCGTCGCAGGCCGGCGTTTCGACATGCTCCTCACCTGTCCGCCGTACTTCAACCTGGAGGTGTATTCCGACATCGAGGGTGACCTGTCAAATATGGAGTGGCCCGCGTTCCTCGCCACCTACCGCAGCATCATCCGCAAGGCCTGTGCCCTGCTCAAGAAGGATGCGACTGCGGTCATTGTCGTCGGTGAGGTGAGGGCCAGGAACGGTTATCTGTACGGCTTCGTGCCGGCCACCATCAAGGCTTTCGAGGACTGCGGGATGAAGTACTACAACGAGGCCATCCTTGAGACCCCGGTGGTGTCAGCACAGAAACGTGCATCGAGCACCATGAGGCACGGCAAGCTCGTGAAGGTTCACCAGAACGTACTGATGTTCAAAAAACCGTATTGACACTGCAGCCATGAAGCATTTCAGAATCAGAGACCTGGGGGAAGGCAGGAAGCACCGTTTCCTTGTCGAGGAGAGGCACACCGTCCTATTCTTTATCCATTACTGGGACTTCGGCTCATCGTCGCTGTTTCCGAACACCCTCTATGACAGTATCGTCAAGGCCATTCTGGCCGTTCAACTCTGGTGCAGGCTGAATCAAAGGAAATACAAGTTCGTAAAATATGAGAAGAGAAGAATTGACTGTAAGGTATGTGGACTACATGCCTGAGACAAAGGAGGAAGGGATCCTCTATGTCTCGAAGAAGTTCGGCTTAGCCATCCATCTTTGTCCCTGCGGCTGCGGAGAGCAGGTCGTGACGCCCATCAAGGGAGACTGGTCGGGATCGAAGACACGTCCCGACTGCTGGGGCTTCACGGAGCATGAGGACGGGACGGTGACGCTGAGTCCGTCCATCGGCAACTTCCAGTTCGGCTGCAAGTCGCATTACTTCATCCGGAGGAACAAGATAGTTTGGGTATAAACCTCGGGGGGGGCACACCTGCAGCAAGTAGTACGGCTGGAGTGTATGGAGAAGCATCCGCCGACATCGGAACCACCTCACTGAGTCAGCCTTGACCGTTTGGGATGCGAGTGCGCACAGCAGCATCGGTGAACCAGTCCGGCAGGACACCTCCCATTTAACAAACAGAATTTATGAAAGAGATAGCAGAAATACGGAAAGACGTGGAGGGGTTGAAAGACCACCTCAAGAGTAAGGGCATCCACCAGTTCACCATCGACCTTGTGGAGGAAACGGAAAGTGAGCTGCTTGAGCAGGAGATCGGCGAGTCGCATGTTGACGATGCTACCATGCTCGGTGCCCTTGCCTATAAGATAGACACCGTCCTTGAGATTGCCAGCAGCGAGACCGAGGACTACATCATCTTCCAGAAACTTAAACTAATCATCGAGGAGGCAAGATCATGAAAATAAAAATTGTAAGAAGGACATTAAACGTATCGCAGATAACACCACCGACACCGGAGCCAGTCGAAGTATATGACATCTACGAGGGCTTTACGGGCTTTCCGAGCACATGGCCGTTTATGACGAAATGGATTCTCGACAAGGCAGGACTGACCGAGGATGAAATGGTGAAGTATGTACGCTATTATCTGACCGCCTACAGAGAAACATCTTTCAAGGTGATTGTTAGGGATGGCGGAATATGTGGATAATTATCAAGGAGGGCGAAAGCAATGAGAACCGAGGAATTGATGCAGAATGACTGGGTGCGACTCGTCAAGGTACCCATTTACTGCAAGGTAAGAACCATCTATCCGGACAGCCTTATGGGTGAGTGCGGTGGCGGTGGTCACTTTGAGCAGAAGATTGGCCACTTCAGTCCCATCGAGCTGACACAGGACACCATCCTTTGCACCTCGTTCTGGATGAAGAAGAAGGACGTGTTCTGCAAGACCGTGCGTGGCGTGGCCAGCTTCACCTACTGGGCGGAGACGGGTCTGCTGGAGGTGGCCGACGGTGTCACTGGCCATGTGAACCGCCACTTCGTCGTACACCTGCACGTGCTTCAGCAGCTCTACCGCCACTATGCGAAGCAGGAGCTGGAGGTCGACCTATCCAGCAACAAGCGGAAGGAATACGGCCAGAGGTACAACAAACGCAAGAAGGAGAACGATGGAGAGGACGAGGAATAACCGGTTCGCAGCCATCTGTGCGGCCGTCGGAATCGCTATCATGGCTGCGGGCTGTTTCACTGGCAATGACATCTGCATGACCGCAGGCATCGTCCTCCTGGTCTGCAGCACCTATATCCGCTGACCATGTACTTCGACCTCACGAACGACGCGCAGAGACAGCAGTTCCGCGAGTGTGTGGAGCGCATGCTGAAGAGGGGATCGGTAGTGCGGCTGACGGACGAGAGACCGAGGACGCTGGAGCAGAACTCTTTCTACCAGCTCCTCACGGCATACTTCTCCAGCCGTACCGGGATCAAGGCAGGGTGGGTGAGAGACAGGCTCATCAAGCGCATCGTCTGCCCTGACATATTCATCCGTGACGGCAGGGTCCGCTCATCGTCGGAGCTCACCAGCGACGAGATGAGGACGGTCATCAGCCGCTTCCAGTTCTACGCCTCCAGCGAGCTCGGGATCGAGCTGCCGGACTCAGATGACTACAGGGTGGTCATCAGTGCCGCAAGGCAGGTGGAGCAGGACAGGGACTTCGTCGTCCAGCCACGTCTGGAATGGGAACGGAAATGACACTACTGCATTATTATATAAACTCTTTTTTACCACGCAGCCTTCTGTGACAGACCGCTGCACCATAGGCTTTTTTGGAGAGCCATCCTGCCGAGAGGTCGGGGTGGCTCTTTTCGTGCGCCTACATTGCAAATTTGATTAACAACGTTTAACGGATACGATTAAATTTTTAACCTCAAAAACTTGCATATATGATTACTTTTTCGTATCTTTGTCGTAGCAAATAAGATAATAATCAAAGTTTCTAACCCTTTAAACAGAACAGTTTTATGAAGACTTTACAGAACACCACATCAGAGAGCCAGAACCAGGTATCAAACCGCAAGGAGAGCTTCTACAGCAAGCGACTCTTCATCGCCCGTGCAACAGCGATGATGCGCAATAATAACATGACCCGCAGCGAGGCTTTCAAGAAGGCCTGGGAGATCGTCAAGTTCTACCACCGCCTGCTCACCGAGACCAGCGTGTCGTTCATCTACATCAAGAAGGACGGCAGCTACCGCAAGGCAACCGCCACGCTGACCGACCCGATGCGTAAGGAGAACCCCTACTGGAAGGCCAATGAGGTCACGTTCCCCTACTTCGACGTGAATAGCAACGGCATCCGCTCGTTCATCTGCGCCAACTTCGTCAAGTGCTGCTAACCCCTAAACATCCAGAGATATGAACACACAGACATTTCCCGGCTTCTGCCAGAGAGTAGCCCAGCTGATGGACCTCGACCTCGTTCCGCTCGGCAAGGGAGCCCGGCAGGGCAACACGTCGGAGGCGACGCTGCGGGTGCCGAACCCGAAGATACAGGTATGCTTCCAGGACTGGACACTGCCCGACACAGACATCAAGAACTTCATAGCCGAGTTCTACGACACCTCCACGAACTTCTACCTCGGCGCAGTGCAGTCGTACTACGACGAGAAGGAGAGCCACCAGAAGTACGAGCACTTCGAGATCGGCGTGAGCCCGTCCGGCCAGTATGACGAGGAGAACAATCCCGTCGAGGTAGACGGAGAGCTCTGGCAGTTCTATGACGGCAGAAGCCTCGCCTGGGCCGTAAGGTCGTTCAAGATGGGCGGTGCCAAGAGCGGGCGCAAGCCCATACGCAAATGGTGAAAGGCAAGATGCCTCCATAAGTTCTGCTGGCAGGCGGACGTTTCCTGAGAGGGGATCGCCCGCCTTTTGCATGTCCTCACCGGGGGGCTTCAGTGCCTCGCCTCCTCGCATATCTGATTAACTATAATTAACCGATTTGATTAGCATTTTTCTTTGTAAAAACTTGCATATTTGATTACTTTTTCGTATCTTTGCAATAGCAAATAAGATAATAATCAAGTCTAATTTCAAACAGAACGTCAGTTATGGATTACAGTTCAAACTACAACCCCAGCAAGATCGAAATCCTCGTCTGCGATTTCGTCTATTACAAGCAGAGCCCAGACCCTTCGGAGAAGGAGCTCGCAAAGGTTCTACACGACCAGCTCATGGAGCTCATCACCGAGAAGGAGCTTGAAGCCCGCGTCAAGGAGTACGAAACATGTTAGCATGAGGAGGAATTGATATGGAAGCAATCGACTATCAGAACGACATCTGCATCTGGTTCATAGAGGGCCAGGAGATCGGACACCGCGAGCACCACTACGACTGGAAGGAGGGAGACACCGTCATCACCGACGGCAAGAAGACGGAGATATACGCCATCGTCAGGAACACCCCTGCCAACGTCGAGCTCATGAACGAGATGTTCAGCCGCTGCAGCGGCCTCTTCAGAGGTGCAAAGCAGCAGAAGACGTTCTTCAAGAAGGAGTTCCTCCGCCAGATAGGGAACCACTCCGAGCAAAGCAGGTGGTTCAAGGGCGTACGCCTCGACTGGCAGGACCGCAGGGCGATCCTCGGGCAGAAGTTCAAGGAGGTGGACGAGAAGACATTCGACGCTGTCTTCGACGTCATCGACGAGTACCTGGATGAAATGGAAAACTAAAAGACACAATGACCATGGGAGAATATGCTACAAGAATCTGCGACAAGCAGGAAGTGAAGATTGGTACATGCAATGAAATGTTCAACATACGCCTCGACCAGATTAACGAGGTGGAATACAGGCACCAGACGGACGACCTGCTCTGGCGCATACCGATGCCGAACGAGGACGGTACAAAGCCTGGCGACTATCCCGTCGGGCTCATCCGGGACAACATCGTCCCCTGGCAGCTGAGCCTCGACCTCGACAACATCGAGAGATACCCGCTCATCGAGAGCAGCGGCATGTTCCAGATGTGGGACATGCGCATGGGGCTGACGGTCAACGTCAAGTGCTACCACGGGCTGAAACTGCCGGAGAGCACCGCATCCGCACAGTTCTTCTGGAACGGCAAGTCGGACGTGCTGCACCTCGCCTTTCTCAACAACTCCTTCAACGAGCTGCTGATCTGCGTCCAGTGCAGGATGTGCAAGAAGGTGTGGTCATACAGCTGGAACGAGATAGGCCACCTCATCAAGTCCGTCTGGATGCGTCTGCGGCTGTTCCACCAGTGCAACGAGTACTGGTTCCGGCTGCACCCAGAGGAGGCAGGCAGGCTGTTCTCGTACAGGAAGGACAGGCCGAGCTGCTTCTACCACAGACTCAGCGAGAACCGCTTCGTCCGCATCACCAGCGAAGGCCCTGACGACTACATCCTGGAATACAACGACACAGTGGAGAAGAGAGGTACATGGGTACAGGTCCGCAACTATCTGATCACGAGACATCTGCGAGGCTTCGAGGGACGGGACATGGCGGAGAGATATACTGAAGAGAAGGAGTGACGGAGTATGAAGAAGCTGATTATCGACGTAATGATAATGGGGGGGGTAAAATTCTACTGCCAGCTGACATACAGCTACAATCCCCTGTTCAAGATAGACATCACAGACGTGGAGAGGTTCGTACTGGAGAAACGCCCGTCGCTGAAGCATCGGAAAGACGTGGTGCTGGTCATGGACAAGAATAACAAACGAGTTTTTATATAGTAATTATGGCAAAGAAAATTGAAAGCAAGTTCCTCATCATTGAGGCTACGGCAAGAGAGTTTATGAACGCCGGCTTCGGCGCCGGCCCTGTAACGGACTGCGGCATGATATCCGGCGGCATCTTCAACGGCTTCAGCATGATAGATGTCGGCACGGGAGAGCGCATCATCTGCGACTTCTGCAACGGCGAGGTGAAGCCGGAGGATACGTGCTACTATGTGGCCGTCCTCAACCAGATCATGTGCAAGGACTGCTTTGAGCGCTGGCACGCATCCGCCAAGTACTATCCGGAGGATGTGCCCTTTGAGAAGAAGAACTTCCAGCGCACGCAGGACATGCTGGCCGCTGCCGGCCTGTAAGTCAATAATCAGTAATAACACTAAATAATTCAGAACTATGGCAAAAGAGGAAGCAAGGTACCACTACATCAGTGGTATGTACAACATCACGAAGGACGGAGAAAAGAAGGAGACCAACAGCACTACCTTCGTCTGCGCGACCAACGAGAACGACAATCCCAGCGGCATCCCTACCATGGGCTACATGACGAAGTGCTGCAGGAAACATGCTGAGGAGAGCGGCTACGAGTATGTCGAAGACTCGTTCTTCATCCTCTCCATCATCGAGCTCACCAAGGAGCAGTACGACGCACTCAACGACACCGTCGAACCAGAGGACTGAGGAGGCACGGCTATGGATAAACTGAGACAGAAAATCATCGACCATGCGAAGAGCCGCTACCTGTCGAGCCCGTATGAGTTCACCGACGAGGAGCTGGATGTCATCATCGCCAACGGATGCGAGTGCTCCAACTGCGGCGAGTCCATCTTCAACCTCAACGACTTTCCTGTGATCAAAGACGACAAGGTCATCTGCGAGGACTGCTACAGGGAAGAGTATATGACGACCTGCCCCATATGTGAGGAGGATTATGAGAATGACAAAGAGTCAGATTACTTCTTCATAACGAAGAATACCACGAGGGATGCCCGCAAGCCGATAGGACTGTACAAGGCCGTCGAGAGGCCGTTCTTCTATGGCGACTGCGTCACAGGCTTTGATGGGTTCTACGAAGGAGCCATCGTACAGGTCAATGACCTCGACATCGACGAGTTCGTCAATATCAAGCTCAGCCGCCTCAACAGGGACAAGGAGGAGATAGAGACCGACATGATCTGTCCTGACTGTGCCAAACTGTTCACGCAGTATGAGAACCTGATGACGGCGCTGCCACATTACATCATCCTGCATCCGAGGTACGATGCTGAGAGCAAGGCAAGGTTCGATGCCGCCACCCTCCACCGCCTGCGCCAGAACCAGGTAAACATCAACATCACCCTGCGGGGAATGCTGGAGAAAGCAAACAATCCAAAATTCAAGAAAGCATTATGAATACAAGTATAGCAAACAAGGCCATGCTCCGTTTTGCCAAGGAGTATGCAGAACAGAACTGGTACCTGGAGGGATGGCTGAAGCCAGACGACTTCTGGGGGAATGAGTACGACAAGCTGAAGAACCCGGACGCGCCGAAAGTTGTCAGAGTTAGTTATGTCAAGCCAATGTTCGACGAGGACAAGGAAGGAATAGGGTACTGGAGTATTCCAAGAGTGGAGATAGACAGTAACTGGGGCAATCCGAGAATTAGCGTCGTAGATCCTGACAAGAACTTCTGCTGCCTCGCATACGACAGAGAAACCAACGAGTTCAAGGAAGGCCAGTTCTGGAGGAAGAACGGGATAGAGCTTGCAGAGAAAGTAAAGAGCCGTCTCGATCTGTATATCCAGATGTACAAAGACGGTTACGACCTAAAGGTGGAACGAGTATGACACTTGACAGGTTTGAGAAGGACGAGTACCCGCTGACGGAGCAGGGCTCGTTCCGCACTGGATCCTACAGGGGGCATGCGTATTGCTTCCGCTTCCAGAAGTTCAAGGGCGTCAAGGTGTACGTCAAGCGCAGCGAGCGGCAGGTGGAGCACGTCTTCACGGGAGGATATACGGAGCTGTCCGTCCTCGAACGGGTAGCAAGAAGCAAGATAGATGTCTACATCAAGAACGAGGAGCGGCAGCGGCTTCGCACCGAGGCGCTCGACGAGTTCACGAGACGATGCCCGGAATACCGGGACGGTGGCAGGTGTCACCGATATCCGCCGCACAGGTGCGCCGTCTGCAGCTGCAAGGGGAAGCACGACTTCCTCTGGGCATACGACGAGGAGCACGGGCTCATGCACACCTTCGGCTGACCTCTGGACGGGGCAGGGATTATTATCTGTTTGCCAAGAAGAAATGTTCTGTTCCGAAGCCCCGTCACGGGCAGGCTGCCAGCAGGCGGTCTGCCCTTTTGCTTTTCATGCAGGCACAAAAAGAATGGACGAGCCTCACGGCCAGTCCATTTCAATGCAAATAAGATAATATCAATCGCAAAAAGTCCCTCCCGCCAACAGGCGAAGAGGCAGAACAGTTTGGAATTGTATTAATCTCATTTGCAAAATTAGGCATTTTTATCCGAATTTCCAAGCCAGAAGCCAAAAAAATCCTAAAAAATAATCAATTATATAGTAAAAAGTAGTAAAAGTTACGATAAATGATTATATTTGCAAAGTTTTTCTTAATCAATTTTAATATTTCACTGACAAAATGGACAAGTTAGTAAACGTTAGGGAGCTGGTCATCAACCCGTTGAACCCCAGGACTATAACCGAGTTCATGCAGGAGAAGCTGACCCAGAGCCTCCTGCTGTCTCCCTGGATGATGGCCATCTTCCCCATCAAGACCGACGCCGAGGGCGTGATCTGGTCCGGCAACGCACGCTGCAAGTCGTTGCGTATGATCCTCGAGATGGACGAGGAGACCATCGAGGACATGCTGACGCAGCAGACCATCTACCGCAACATGACCGGCGAGCAGCAGAAGAACCTCATCCTCTACTGGAAGGGATGGCAGGAGAAGCCCGAGGTGCCCTGCCGTGACGTGAGCGAGTTCACGGAAGACGAGAAGCGCGAGCTCCTGTTCAAGGAGAACATCCACAACGGCGAGGACGACCCGGAGATGCTCCGCAAGTTCTTCGACCGCGACCTCATCAGCGACTTCTTCGGGAGCGTCAGCTGGGACCTCTACGACTATGCCGACAAGATCAACGACGTCGAGGCCGGCAAGAACAAGACACCGATGAAGACGTTCAAGTGCGGATATGTGGAGTTCTTCCTCACCGATTCCGAGTACGAGAGCCTGGAGCGTCTGGTGGAGGAGTACAAGACCGGGCACGGCGACAAGACCGACGGGTTCCTGGCATGGCTGCTCGGAGACCTCGGCATGCAGGAGGCCATCCTGTACGGCGAGAAGGAGGACGATCCGGAGGACGAGCCGGAGGAAGGTGACAGTGAACAGGAAGTAGGACAAGGACAAGAGGAGGAATAGCATATGGTTATACAGATTAACGTCAGTGAGCTGCAGCTGAACCCCATCAACCCGAGGAAGATCAAGGCAGCAGGTGTGAAGACGCTCCAGCAGAGCGTCATGCTCTTCCCCAAGATGCTCAACGAGGCGAAGCTCATCGTCATCGACGAGACGAAGACCGTGCTCGACGGCAACCAGAGGGTCAAGGTGCTGCAGGAGGAGATCCTCGGCAAGGAGCCGTTCGCATGGAAGGTCGTCCTGCAGGACAACGACCGCTACCAGGCCATGAGCGAGAACGAGCGTGAGGCCATCATCGCATACTGGGAGAAGTGGAAGGAGAACCCCATGGTCACCGTCGACTACCAGGAGGGGCTCACCGATGAACAGAAGAAGGAGGTCATCCTCAAGGGAAACAGGGAGTTCGGCGAGTTCGACTACGCCAAGGCGGAGATTATCTTCGACGAGGTGACGCTGGTGAACTTCGGCATCGACGCGGGCGTATTCTACGACCCGGACAACGACCCCACCGTAGTGACATCCATCAAGGGTAGCCGCGTGAAGAAGATCGACATGCTCACCTTCGGCAGGTATTCCGTGCCTGTCACCCGCGAGGAGTACGACCTGCTCCGCGAGAAGTATGAGGAGTACGTGGACACGGCATGTGTGGACTTCGGCTTCGTGAAGGACATCGTCAGCAAACTAAATATGAGATAACTATGGATTACGTAAAGATCAGTGACATCCATCCTGCGGAGTACAACCCCCGCAAGCTCAGTGAGGCCGCCTTCGTGGAACTGCAGGGCAGCCTCAAGACCCTCGGCTTCATCCTGCCGATCATCATCAACAAGGACAACATGACCATCATCGCCGGACACCAGCGTACGAAGGCCGCCACGAAGGTAGGCATCGAGGAGGTGCCCTGCTTCTACGTCCACAACGTTGAGCTGCAGGACGAGATGCTGTTCAACCTCATCCACAACGGCGTGGAGCATGAGCCGGAGACGCTCGGCACCTTCAAGGGAAGCCTCGCCCCGGCGCAGTTCTACACCGAGATACCAAACACGGAGTTCGACCTGCCGTCCTGCCAGCCGACGCTGGTGAAGGACATGTGCGGCCTGATCATGCGCTACAAGGACGCCCTCTGCGCCATCATCTGCGGCGGCGAGGTGGTCTTCGGCAACAACTACGTGTACGCCTGCCAGCGTCTCGACATCCCCGTCCATGCCTACGTGCTGGAGGAGGAGAAGCGCGGGATCTTCGACTACTACTTCAAGCAGGACTACGGCGTGTTCTGCTATGACGCCCTCGACTGCCCTGAGTTCCAGCAGGGACTGGCCCAGCCTCCGCGTCATGCGGCCATCGACTGGTCGATCCTCTACCGCCAGGTGGTGAAGTGGCTGCTGAACGAGCCGAAGGACATCAACATCCTCGATTTCGGCTGCGGCAAGGCGATGTGTATCGACAAGGTGCGCATGCAGCACAACTACCGCAACGCCATCGGGCTGGAGTTCTTCAACCACAACAGGGTGGGCATCTCAGTGGAGAAGGGGCACCAGATGATCGACCGCTTCTTCGAGCACTACCGCAAGCACGGCAAGTTCGACTACGTCATCTGCGACGCCGTCATCAACTCCGTGGTCAGCCAGTTCGCCGAGGACAACGTCCTCACATGCCTGAACCTCTTCTGCAAGCCTGGCGGCAAGGTGTTCTTCTCCGGCCGCATGAGGGCGAACGTGGAGAAGCTCATCGACGCCAAGCGCTGCACCACCGACGGCGGGCTGTCCGTCCGCTTCCTCGACGACAACGGCCTGACGGCCTACATCCTGCAGGGGCAGTGGTTCTTCCAGAAGTTCCTACGCAAGGAGCAGTACGAGGCCCTGCCGGCGAAGTTCGGACTGGAGCCGTTCGTCACCTATGAGAAGTCCGGCTACTTCGGCTTCGGATGCACGAAGGTGAGGGAGCTTCCTGTGGAGCGGTACCGCGAGGCGCTCATCTACGAGTTCAACATGCAGCTTCCCAACAAGGTGCGCTACGGACGTCACCAGGATGCCCTTGAGGTGTTCGGCTTCGACCCAGCCACCGACGAGGAGGTTGCCGACATATCGAAGAGAAAGTGAACGTTCCGTGACGGCGGGAGAAAGTTGCAAAAGGGATTAAAAAAAGACTCGAAAAGGTTGCAAATCTGATTTATTTTTTGTATCTTTGTACTTGCAAATAAGATTTTAATCAAACGCAAGAAACAACAATATGATAACAATAGAATACGCCGAGCTGAAAGGCACCTACAAGATCCTGTGGCTTCGCTACGTAAGCGGGGTAGACCTCAGTAACCACTGCATGAAATCCCTCCTCGGGCACAACGACAGACGCGTCCGAGGCTTCATGCGGAGGCTTCCTGAGAACCTCAAGCTTGAGGAGTCGCGCTACTACTATCTCTGTGGGGTGGATGCCAACTTCATCTGGGAGAAGAACCTGCACCTGGCCTTTGCCTACAGCTGCGGGGAAGTCCTCGAGGTGGACAACGAGTTCATCCGTTGCCGCATCCTCAACGCCCGGAGGCTCGAGATCAGCAACCGGTTCATCGACTGGTCCCTGCCGCAGTCACGGAACAAGTATTTCAACACCTGCCGCAACTGGTGGTTTGCAAACATGATCGCCCGCAACCCGGGCGTCCGCCACCTCCCGCAGCAGGGCGACTTGTTCGGATGACAGATGAATAATAAGAAACCAGACTACAATCAATTCAGGGAGGTGGCCGACGCATGCCAGGGGAACTTCTCCAAGATAGCGCAGGCCTTCTCCGTGTCCCGTCAGACCGTCTATAACTGGTGTGCCGAGGACAAGTCCTTCAAGGAAGTCATCAACGACTTCAAGATGCGTCTCTACGACGACGCACTGACGGCAGCGCGCGCACTGTGCGTGGGGGTGCCGAAGATCGACGCCAGCGGCAGGTTCGTCGGCTGGATCGAGAGGCCGGACCCGAACACGGTGCGCTATATCCTGTCCACCCTCGGCAAGAACGAGGGCTTCACCGAGCGCCGTGACATCACGTCCAACGGAGAGTCAATCTTCCCGAAGGTCATCAGCATAGCGCTGGACGAAGGCCTGGAGGAGGAGGAAACGAAAGTCGAAGTCTAAGAGTCCTGAGCCGTGAGTCCCATCTACGTCATAGAGAAGCCCGACACGATATCCGTCTGCATGGAGGCGTCGCCATTGCTGGCGCACTATGCCAGGATGATCCCCGGCATGGAGTTCTCGCAGTCGGACAGCATGTGGTCGGCACCCGCCGTGCAGAGGTCCTTCGTCATGGACTTCTGCCGCTTCGCCGTGAAGAGGGGCCTCGCCTCGGACATCATAGACATCGACGGGAAGGTGGACGTCCACCAGCTCTTCGCCGACCGCATGCCTGGGATGGAACTGCCGGAGGACATCCCCTTCAAGCCGTACGACTACCAGGTGAAGGGCATCCGCTATGCCCTGGAGCACAAGCGCACGTTCTTCGGTGACGACATGGGCCTCGGGAAGACCCTGCAGGCCGTCGGCACCTGCTGGCTGGCAAAGTCGTACCCCGTGCTGGTGGTATCGCCGCTGGCCATGAAGGAGACGTGGAAGCGCGAGTTCGAGAAGTGGACGAGGAAGAGCTGCCTCATCATCGACGACAACCACCGCTACGACTGGTGGAAGTTCGTCCAGACCGGAAGCTATTCCGTCGTCATCGTGAACTACGAGTCCGTCCGCAAGTACTTCATCGAGAGGGTGCGGGGCACCAACTATGCGGTGAAGAACATCATACCTGAGAAGCACGTCTCGATGTTCCGCACGGTCATCATCGACGAATGCCACCACGTCAAGGAGCGCTCCTCGCAGGCCAGCAAGTTCCTGGAGAGGATCTGCCAGACACCCGAATACATATTCATGCTCTCCGGCACGCCCGTCGTGCTCGGAAACGCAGACCTCATCCAGCAGCTGAAGATCATGCGCAGGATGGACGACTTCGGCGGGGTGCGCAAGTTCAGGCAGCGCTACTGCCGTGACGGGGCGAGCAACATGGCGGAGCTGAACATGCGCCTCTGGCAGACATGCTTCTTCCGCAGGGACAAGTCCCTCGTGCTGAAGGACCTCCCGGAGAAGACCCGCCAGCACCTCGCCGTCGAGATCTCGAACCGTGGCGAGTACGACCTGGCCGAGCAGGACCTCGTCCGCTACCTCAAGCAGTACGCGGGGATGTCGAACAAGCGCATCCGCAAGTCGATGAGGGGAGAGGTGATGGTGCGCATCAGCCACCTCCGCCAGATAGCCGCGAAGGGGAAGATGCACGTGGCCATACCGTTCATACACGACGTCATCGACGGCGGGCAGAAGCTCATCGTGTTCGTGTTCCACAAGTCCGTGACGGAGGAGATACGCAGGCACTTCCCCGAGATCGTGACCGTCACGGGTGCGGACACGGCGGAGCGGAAGCAGGCGGCCATCGACACCTTCCAGCGCGACCCGAAGTGCCGGCTCATCGTCGTGAACTACCGCAGCGGTGGCTGTGGCGTGACGCTCACGGCGGCATCCCGCCAGCTGTTCATAGAGCTGCCGTGGACATGCGCTGACTGCGAACAGAGCGAGGCGAGGGCACACAGGAACGGACAGAAGAACGCCGTGAACTGCTACTACCTCATCGGCAAGGACACCATCGACGAGCGCATCAACGAGGTCATCGAGCAGGAACGCCTCGTCGCACACAACGTCATCGGGGCCAGGGACGACGCGAGGAAGGTATCGGAAATAACAAGAGCAATGAGAATCCTAAATATCGAAAGCAATGACACAGAATGAAATGACACCAATCAGAGAGAAGATCGCCCTGCGCATCAAGCAGCTGGGCGTAACGAAGAAATCGGTCTGCGAGGACCTGGGGCTCACGCTCCAGAACTTCTCCTCGTTCCTCACGGGAAAGCGCTGCTTCCCCATCGACGACCTGGAGATGGTGCTGATGTACCTCGGCCTCACCGTGAAGCCGAAGGACTACCGCCCGGGCCCCGTCACCGAGGAACTGCCGCCGGTACCCGCCGAGGCCATCCGCAGCTCGCAGCACGCGCTCATCCGCCAGAAGGTCAAGCTCCGCATCGGGGAACTCGGGCTGCAGACAAGCCGCGTGGCGGCATCCGCAGGCGTCAACGCCAACTGCCTCTCATCCTTCCTCGGAGGGAAGCGGGGGCTGAACATCCGCCACATCGAGGCGCTGTTCTCGGCGCTGGACCTCGCACTGGTCGACAAGGAGGGCTTCACCTTCGGAGGCACGGAGAAAAATCCTTACACCGTGGAGGGTGGCGGGGAATGACCCACGAAAGTGGACAAGTTTGACAGTCCACTATATGCTGGGGCCTGCTGAGGTGGATTTTCAGCCTCGTGCGCACGGGCGCGCCGCCAGTCCCCTGTTAAATTAAACCGACAAGAGAATGGCAGCTGGAGAGGTGAAGATAAAACTGTTCAGGAAGCAGGCGATAGCATGGAAGTACCTGTCGGCCTCCGACACCACCGTCAATGAGGTGCTCTATGGCGGAGGTGCCCGTGGAGGGAAGACGTGGTTCGGCTGTCTGTGGATGATACTCCGGCGAATCCAGCTGCCGGGAAGCGTGGGTCTCGTCTGCCGTGAGCAGTCGGTGACGATGAAGAAGACCACGCTGATAACGTTCTTTGAAATACTGTCGAAGCTGGGGCTGTCGGACCTGGTGCAGTACAATGCCACGACGATGATAGCGGAGTTCAAGAACGGCTCCAAGATATTCTTCGTCGACCTGCAGTACCGCCCGTCCGACCCGGAGTACGACCGTCTCGGCTCACTGGGCATCACCGACCTGTTCATCGACGAGGCACAGCAGGTGAGCGAGAAGGCCGTGAGCGTCCTCAAGGGACGTTTCTCCGTGCTCACGGGAGTCCACGAGGACGGGACGCCGTGGCGCACCATCCCGAAGGCGCTGTATACCTGCAACCCGCGCCGCAACTGGATATACAACGACTTCGTCAAGCCCGCCAAGGAGGGCAAGCTGCCGCCGACGCGCAAGTTCGTCAAGTCGCTGCCTACTGACAACCCGCACCTCGATCCTGCCTACATCGACAACCTGCTGAGGGCCGACAAGATCACTGTCCAGCGCCTGTACTTCGGTAACTTCGAGTACGACGACGACCCGGCGACGCTCTGCGACTACGACGCCATCAACGACCTGTTCACCAACGACCACGTCCAGCCCGTAGGCGCCAACAGCTGTGCCGCCGACATCGCGGGCAAGGGCCACGACCGCTTCGTGGCGGGCTCATGGAAGGGCAACGTCTGCACCATCGCCATAGACATGCTCTACTCTCCCGGTGCGGAGGTGGAGAAGCAGCTCAAGGCGCTCATGATCCGTGACGGCATAGGCAGGAGCCTGACCATCGTCGACGCCGACGGCATCGGTTCGTTCCTCGAGTCGTACCTCAACGGCATCAAGGAGTTCCACGCCAACGCCAGGCCCTTCGACCCCAGATACGCCAACCTCAAGGCGGAATGCGCCTTCAAGCTGGCAGACCTTATAAACCGCCGTGCCATCAAGATCATATGCACCCCAGAGCAGAGGGAGCGCATCACAGACGAGCTGGGAGCCCTCAAGCAGGCCTACGTCGACAAGGACACGGTGAAGTTCGACATCATCCGCAAGGAGACCATGAAGGTCATCCTCGGACACTCGCCCGACTACCTTGACATGCTCATCATGTCGATGTTCTTCAGACTGCAGAGGACCGCCGCCACTGGCATGGTCGTCAAGACGAAAGTAAACGCACCAACGGAATGAAATGGTTCAGACATAGACAAGACAGGAAAGGGAGGCATCTGACCTTCCGTGACTACCTCGCCATCTTCGCCACAGCGTCGGAGGGGACGAGGAAGGAACAGTACGAGGCAATGGTGAACCTGCCCCGTCCGCTGTCCGTCTGCGGTTGTGACGTGCCGAAGGACCTGAACCTCATCACCTACGGGCAGCTCGACGACCTCCATGACACGCCCCACGGCGCGGAGGCCATCGTCAACTGCTGCACCGTGATCCTCGGTGTCGACGAGGAGTGCGTGATGCTGGAGAGGGCCGACAGGGTGCTGTGGTTCGCCTCCTTCTGCAACAGGGAGGTGGAGCGCATCAACAAGCTGTTCTCCGCCATCCGCACGGACTACGAGCCGGAGGAGCGTATGGCAGGCATAGACAAGCTGAGGTTCGGCTCCTTCGGCGTGCTCGACTGGTATGCCAGGCGCATGGGGATCACCGACCAGAACGAGGTGCGGGGCGTGCCGTGGGTGCGCATCTACCAGTGCATGAAGAACGACAACGAGCAGGGCAGGTACGAGAAGCGCCTGCGCGAAGTATATAAACGTAAGAACCAAATAAGGAAGAAATGAAACTGGACAACAGAGACCCAAGGAAGAGGAAGGTCGCCGCATCCGTAGCGGCGGACTCCAAGGAGCAGCTGGGGACGGTGGAGGGCAAGGTGCGTTCCATCGTGGAGCCGCTCGGCATAAACTATGCGTATAACGACTGGACGAGGGTGAACATGGACTTCGACCATCTGGAGTACCCCGCCATAGTGTTCATACAGCCCGTGTCCGGCAACCTGAAAGTGGCCAACGAGCAGATACGCGACCAGCCGGACTGCCAGTTCGCCTTCCTCGACAGGACGGCGCACGACGACAACGCTGTCAGCGAGGACTGCGTCATCGAGCGCATGAAGCGCCTGTGTTACCATTTCATCAAGGCGTTCAACGCCTCAAGGCTCTTCGACCCGCTGCCGGAGGATATCCGCTACCAGAGCGTCGTCGACCGCCTCGACCAGGGTGTGAGCGGCATCATCATATCCCCCCGCATCAAGGAGAGGAAAGGGGTCATGCTGTGTGACATAAACGTTCCGAGAAATGGCTGACGCAAGGACACTGCTGCTGGCGGAGCTCAACCGCCTCAAGACGGCCATCGAGGAGAAAATAGCGTCCTCCGGGGCCAAGGCCTCCGGGTCTGCCGCACAGTCGCTCAAGGTGACGGTCAGCGGCAACGAGGGGACGCTGTGGGGAGCCTCCCATATCCGCCAGATGGAGCACGGGCGTGGACCTGGGCCTGTGCCTGCTGGGTTCCACGGCATCATCGAGCAGTGGATCCGCGACAAGGGCATCAACGCGGAAGGCTATGCGCCGAAGGGACGGGACGCCTCCAAGATGACCTCCGACCAGAAGGTGAGGTCGCTTGCCGGAGCCATCGCCTACACGATCATGAGGGAGGGGACGGCGCTCTACCGCAGCGGCACCCCGCGTGACATCTACACCGAGGCGCTGAACGAGTCTCTGGACAGGCTGTCGGCGGACGTCGGCATCTACTTCGCAGACCAGATACAGACAATTAACGACAAATACAGTAAGGAATGAGAACGACAAGTACCACCATCGGGCAGATGACATATCCGGACGAGATATGCTTCGCCTTCAACCCAACCTACGTGAAGATCACTTCCTGCCAGCTCGCCAGCGTGATGCTCCGTATCACGTCGACGGGCGACGGCGCCACCTACACCCTCAACTACGCGGTGTTCAACCACATGCTGACGGCGAACATCGCACGTATCATCCAGCTCTTCTTCGATCCCTACAACATCGTCGACAAGCGGTGCCTGGACGTGTACGTCGAGGTCATCAATCCGACGACGAGCTCCCCGGTCCAGGGCTTCCATACGACGGCCATCTGGGGGAACATCGCCCCCGGGGAGACCTTCAACGGCCCGAAGACCCTCCGATGGTTCGACAACTGGCCGCAGAAGGTCAGCGTGTTCACCGGCGGCACCATACAGGACCTGGTGATAACGGACGACCTGCTCATGGCGGTGTCGCCGTTCGACTACACCTTCGACTTCACGTTCCGGCAGGGTGTCGTGGGCAGCATCAACTTCGTGCACGACAAGAGCAAGGACGGGCTGTTCCTCCGCTGGATAGACCGTCACGGCATGCTCCAGTACTGGCTCTTCGACAAGGGCGTGAGGGAGGTGAAGAACAACCGTGGCGGCAGCGAGCTGACGATGAACTACGCAGACCGCGAGGGCAACAGCTTCCGCAACATCAAGCGCCAGCAGTACTTCTTCGGCGAGGTGTCGCAGGAGCTCTGCGCGCCCAACGTGACGGAGGAGGAGTACACGATGCTCGAGGGCATCCTCACCTCTCCTGTCATCGACCTCTACCACCCCAGCGAGATCGTCGGCTGGGAGCCCGTCCGCATCGCCAAGGGCACCATCAAGCGCTCGACGGACACCCTACAGGACTTCAAGTTCGAGATAGAGCTGCCTAACGTAAACGCACAGTCGCTATGACGGATATCAGGGAATGGCTCTGCCGGCTCATGGTGCTGGCAAGGAAGGTGAACAGTGGCAAGGCCACGGAAGACGAGGCGCTGGAGTACGACTACGACCTGATGCTGCTCGTCTGCGGGGTCTGCATCGTCGGCATCGCCGCCTGCATCGCCGCCTGCATCGTCATGTCCTACGTCCCAAAAATACTATAGTCATGAAACAGTACGAGGAACTTTACATCAACGGCCAGCCGGTGAACATCGGCGACACGAACATCACGCTGGAATGGAAGAGCGTCATCTTCAGCGACATCAGCAAGTACGTCGCCTCCCACAGCTACACCATCAAGATACCGATGACCGAGCACAACAGACAGGTGTTCAAGGCATACGAGATGCTTGAGAAGGCGGAGACAAGCGAGACGAAGCTCGTCGTCGGCAAGCGGCTCAGCGCCAGGTATATCTGTAACGGAGTGGACCTCCTCGGCGATGCCAACGCCTATCTGACGGGCACCGACGGGGAGAGCTACAGGGTCACGCTGACATGGAACGCCCTCACCGGCTTCAAGGAAATGAGCGAGGAGGAGAAGAAGATCCCGGAGCTGCTTGGAGCCGAGGGTATGGTCATCCACACCGTGCCGTACGAGGACCGCTACAACTCCTTCATCAGCAGCGACCTGCTCATGAACGTGGCAGCGCTGGACTACAACAACGGTGCTACACCCGTCAGGTACATCGGCACGCTGCCGTCGTTCAAGGTGACGTGGATCATGGCCAGGCTGCTAGACTACTACGGGATCCCGCACAGTCTCAACACCATGCCCAACAAGGACGACGAGCTGCTGGACAGCCTCTACTGCCCCATGGTGACGCTGAACGACTGCCCGTCATACCAGAAGTACACGATGTTCCGGATGGACTTCGGAGCGGCGGAGGCTGCCGACGGCCACGTCGGGCTGCTGGCCTCGAAGCTCGAGAACATCAACTCCTTCTACCAGACGACGTTCATGAACGAGCGCGTCGGACCCATGCGCCATCCTGACCGCCAGCAGTACTACAAGGGGTGGTACGGCAAGCGTGAGCTGATGAAATACAGGGTAAGGCCGCATATACGCCTGTTCATCAGCGACAGGGATATAGACACCGAGACGAACATCCACACGTCGCAATGGCTGGAGGCCTTCATCCTGCAGAACGTGACGCTGGAGCTGATGAACAACACCGACGAGGGCAACGGCAACTCCGCACTGTCCGTCAAGCCGTCATACGTCTCCGGCGAGTGGAGAAGGAAGCTCTCCGATACTGAGGTCGAGGTGTTCTACGAGGTGCGCTTCGACAGCGACCAGGAAGAGGAGGTGGACACCTGCGACAGCCTGAAAGAGGAGGTGGAGATCGGGTCGCCTGACATGATCAAGTACGCGCAGAGGGAGAGGCGTTTCATGCTCAAGGGCGTGTCGAGGGCGTTCTTCTATGAGCTCCCTGCATTCGACATCGAAAAGGGTGTGCTCTATTCCAGCAAGACGAACTATCCGCCCGCCACATACCAGAACTACGCGGTCATCACGCCGTGCCTCTCGGAAGGGTCGTACATCGAACCGTTCTCGGACGACAAGCTCGTCGGCTATGAGATGTACGTGGAACCGAACCTGCCGGACCTCAAGCCGATGGAATTCTTTAAGGGCGTCCTGAGACTGGCAGGCATGTTCCCCTACGTCGCCGGCGGCGAACTGCGCTTCGCAAGGTACGGCAAGCTCATCGACAACCTTCCGCAGGCGAAGGACTGGTCCGGGTTCATCACCGACGACCCCGTGCTGCCGAAGTCGATGGCGCTGTCCGTCTCCGGATTCAACAAGCGCAACTGGATGCGCTACAAGGACGATGACGAGGACAATCCGAAGTACTCGGGCTATTTCGACGTGGAGGACGAGAGCCTGTCGAAGGCCGACGACCTGTTCACCCTGCCGTTCTCCTCGCACGGGCAGGACTCCGACGGCCGTGCCATCGTCCCCGTCTTCACCACGGGAAGCGTCACAACGGCCTATTCGGTACCGCTGGCATGGATGAGCATCAGCTTCCTGTTCATATACATCAACCATATACAGGATATCGACGGCTTCGTGTTCAAGGAGATCAAGCCGCACATCGGCAGGCGGGTGGCGAGCTCCTACTGGACGCAGCCGCTGACGACCGAGAGCATCTTCGCCAAGAACCTCGACACCCTCTCCTTCGATGGGCTGAGCTTTGCCGACCCGGAGAGTGAGGTGCGCAAGCGCTACAGGATCTTCGAGGAGATACTCAAGACGCCGTACATCATCAAGGTATCCATGGACATCGACGAGGTGACGCTGCGTGACCTCGACTTCACCGTCCCGGTGTACCTCAGACCGTTCAGCAGCTATTTCGGAGTCATCTCCATCAAGCGCAAGAGCGACGGCGAGTGCACCGTGGAGCTTGTCAGAATCCCCAACACACTAATCAAATAGGAAGAGTTATGAACAACAAGGAAGCAGTAGAGAAGATCCTGAGCATCCGCGTGGACTACAACACGGCCATCAAGAGCATTGCGGAGTATCAGAAAAAAATCGACGGACTCAAGGAACGGGAGAAGCAGCTGAATCTTGAGTTTAAGGCCGGCAAGGTGTCGCGCACCGAGTACCACAGGGAGCTTGCCGCCATCAGGGAGGCGACGAAGGAGTATCAGACGGAGGTCCGCAACCTCTCCAAGGAGATACAGGACAACATCAAGTTCGAGAAGTCACAGGTGGACAGCGTCGATGCGCTGCGTGCCGCACTGGCCAGGCAGAAGGCGGAGTACTATGCCCTCAGCAAGGCGGAGCGCGAGTCCTCGCAGGGCAAGGCGCTGCAGGGCATAATCAAGGCTACCAACGACGACATCAAGCAGGCGGAGGAGGCCATCGGCGTCTTCTCACGCAACGTCGGCAACTACGAGGAGGCGATCAAGAACGCCTTCGGGCTGAACAACAGCTTCGCCTCCTCGCTGCTCAACATGACCAAGAGCGGCTCCGGCCTGTCCGGGATGTTCGAGAGCGCGAAGACGGCTGCCTCGTCGTTCCTCAAGACACTCACCGGCTTCCTGGCTAACCCGATGTTCCTGTCCCTTGCAGGCGTGGCAGGCGCAGGGGTTGTCTTCAAGTGGTGGTTCGACTACAACCAGGGACTGGCGGAGGCCACACGCCTGACGAAGGAGTTCCTCGGCCTGTCTGGTGACAGCCTCAAGGCCGTGCGCAACGAGATACAGGCCACGGCGGACGTCTACGGCAAGGACTACAAGGACGTGCTGAGTACTGTCGATGCGCTGATGGCCCAGTATGGGCTTAGCGCAGAGGAGGCCATGACCGTCATACAGGACGGTTTCCAGGCTGGAGCCGACGAGGGCGGCAATATGCTATCCAAGATACAGGACCTCGCGCCGCAGTTCCACGACGCAGGCATCGCCGCCGACGAGATGATGGCCATCATGGCGCAGACACGCTCCGGCATCTTCTCCGAGGGCGGCATGGACCTCATCGCCATGGCGTCGAAGAAGATACGCGAGATGGCTTCCGGCACGGAGAAGGCACTGGATGGTATCGGCATCAGCGCCAAGCAGGTGGAGGCGGACCTCACCAGCGGTGCGAAGTCCACCTTCGACATCATACAGGAGGTGGCAGCGAAGCTCAGGGAGCTGCCGCAGGACTCGCAGGAGGTGGGCAACGTACTCAAGGACGTCTTCGGACGGCAGGGCGCAGCCGCAGGCCTTCAGATGATCGAGCAGCTCGACACGATGACCAAGGATATCGAGGAGGTGAAGAAGGTCACCGGGGAATACGGTGAGGCAACGCGCAAGCAGATGGAGACGCAGAAGGAGCTGAACAACGTCGTGTCCGCCCTCTTCGACGTCACCGACAAGGGCTTCGAGGAGGCGCTGGTGTCTGCCAAGACATACATGACGCAGGGGCTCGTCGAGATGCTCAAGTGGGTCGTCAAGGCCATCAACTACACCATCGACTGGTACAACAACTCGATGATCCTCCGTGGCGCCTTCCAGTCGCTCATCCTCTCGTGGAAGCTGATGTGGAACGCTGCGAAGCTGGCCTTCAACCTCATCATCAACGGCGTGAAGTCTGTCGGACGGCAGCTGAAGGGGCTGGCCTACATCGTCGAGGGCATATTCACCCTCAACTGGAACAAGATCAAGGCGGGCTATGAGACGTTCGTGGACAATATAGGCACATACTTCAAGGAAGGGTTCGGAGACCTCAAGAGCTTCGTGACGGACACGGTGGACGATATCTCCGATGCCTTCGCCAACACCTTCAAGGGCCAGAAGCTGTCGCCGATAACCATACCCGTCACGGTGGACAACCCAGAGATTCCGGACGTGGAGGTGCCTGCGCCGAAGCAGAAGCCGTCATCACCTGCCAGCGGCGGCAGCGGCGGCGGTGGCGGAGGCGGCAAGGCCGACAGCGAGAAGCGTGAGCGTGAGCGTGCAGAGCGTGAGGAGGCGAAGCACCAGCAGGAGCTGGCAAAGATCCTTGCGGACGGCGAGAAGCGCATGCTGTCCGTCATCACCAGCAACCTCGCCCGGCAGCGTGCCGCCATCAATGTCGAGTACAACAACCAGATAGCCGCTCTCAAGACGAAGCTGGCAACCGAGGCGAAGCTCACCGAGGAGATGCGGAAGAGCATCAACGAGCAGGTCGTCAACCTCGAGAGGGAGAAGCAGCGCAAGCTCCAGGAGTTCGACGAGGCCCGCGTCATGGCACTTGCCAAGGCCAAGGAGGAGGAGCTGAAGAAGGAGATAGAGCTGGCGAAGAAGGGCACGGAGGAACGCCTCGCCCTCCAGCAGGAACAGCTCACCGTCGAATACGACAACAGGCGCAGTGTGCTTGACGAGAAGATCCGTGAGCAGTCCGCGCACGTCCTCGAGCTCTCCCGTGAGATGTCCAAGGCTGTGGAGGACGGCAGGACAGAGGAGGAAGTGGCCGCCATCGAGGCGCGCATGAACACCGAGCAGGAGCTCCTCGACACCTATAACAGCCAGCGTGAGCAGGCCGACGAGGAGCAGCGCCAGAAGATGGCCGAGGCGCAGGACGAGTTCGACAACGCACAGATAGAGAAGACGCGCCAGGTCTACGAGAACCAGATCAACGAGCTCCTCCTGAAGAACGACCGCACCTATGAGGAGCAGCGCAACCTCCTCGACCTCCAGAAGGAGCAGGCGGAGGAGTACCTGGAGATGCTCATGGAGCGTGGGGAGACAGAGCTTCAGACCACCGAGGAGTTCAACGAGGAGCTCATCAACGCCAAGCAGAACCTCGCAGACAAGGAGAAGGCCATACAGGAATACGAGGCTGAGGTGGAGAACGCACGCCTCAGTGCCGCATCGCAGGTCACGGGAAGCCTCATCAAGCTCACCGCAGCCATAGGGCAGAACAATACCGCCATGGCCAAGCTGTCGAAGGTCATCACGCTTGCGCAGATCGCCATCGACACCGGTAAGGCACTGTCCTCCGGTATCGCATCGGCAGCATCGATGCCCTATCCGTCGAACATCCTCGCCATCGCCACGACGGTGGCCACCGTGCTTGCGAACATTGCGACGGCCATCAGCACCGTCAACAGCGCGAAGTTCGCACATGGCGGTATCGTCGACGACGACGACCCAAAGAACAACGACGACAAGGTGCTCATCAGGGTCAACAAGGGCGAGATGGTGCTCAACGAGGACGAGCAGAAGAGGCTCCACCACGAGCTGACGGGCAAGAACGGGAACTTCACCGAGGCCGACCAGAAGGAGCTGTTCGGGCTGGCTGCTGGCACCGTGCAGAAGCCCGACGACTTCGCTCCCGTCACCTCGTCCTTCTCCGAGATCGGAGGCGGAGCCCCTGTCAACTCCCGTGAGATAAACGACAGCATCGCAGCGGAGAACGGCATGGTGGAGCAGATGGCGGACACCATCGAGAACATGCCCGCGCCCGTCGTGTCCGTAGAGGACATCAACGACGGCCAGCGCAGGGTGGAGGTCATCGAAAACATCGACACATATTAACGACTATGAATATCGCAGAGTTTCTCAAGAAGAACAGTGCAGTCATCGGCGCCATCAACGACAACCATATCCTGCCTGAGGATATCAAGATGCTGGATATGTACGACGAGGCAACCGCCTTGCTTGAGCAGGGCGAGAAGACATCCTTCGTGGCAGCGCACATGGCTGACAAGTACGGCTTCTCGGAGCGCCATTACTACCGCGTGATGGGACGGCTCGGGCAGAGTGTAGGCTAAGGGATCCCGACAAGCCTTTCTCCAGGGGAGGGTTGGCATACATGATGTGCCGGCCTTCCCTTTATCATGCCCGTGCGCTCATACCTCCAGCAGCTGCATGACATGGTCGCTGAACTGCGGGTCCCAGCCGTAGAGGACGTAGTCCTTCACGGGGATGTTCGTGAAGGTGTAGTCGAGGAAGAAAGGCTTGTCCTTCTCGAAGCGGTGGTAGTACGTCGCCTGTCGCTCCTGTCCGAAGGGCTCTCCCGTCATGAGGTGGTACGCGCTCCTCATGCCGTAGCGCTTGAGGTAGCCGGCCACAGCCTCCAGCGAGTATTCCTCCGTCTCGTCCTGCTGGCCCTTGTAGAGGTTGAGGTCGCCGGTCACGACAGAGGGGAAGGCGTCGAACCGTGTGCCGTAGCTCCTCATCGCCTCGACGGCGATCTGCGGGTAGCCCTTCGGCGCGTTCGACTCCCTGCGTGTCGGCCACGAGGCGAGGACGAGGATCCTGTCGCAGATGACGGGGATAAAATACTTCAGACTGCTGTCGAACCAGTCGGGGACACGTGACCGCAGTCCCGGGCGCACGATGACGCCGAGGCCCTTGATGGCGATGTCCCCCTGCCAGTAGGACGTGTAGCCGTCCGGGAGGGAGAGGGTGGAGGGGTCTGCCATCTCCGGCAGCACGTAGACGTCCGCCCTGCGCCTCAGCACGGAATCCACCTTCTCCTGCGTGCAGTGGTGGATGTTGTAGGTGATAATCTTCATGGAAAACCGCAAATTTAGTTGAAAACCGCTGCAAAGATAATCATATTTGCCGACATCTCCAAACATTCACTGCTCGAATCGTTCAGTGGAATATTCGGAAGTTTTTTCCTCCGCTGTGCCAATACCCCTAATTTTGCCGAAAAATCATACGCATATGATACTGAAAATTTTCCATGACATCGTAGACGAAGAGGACAAGCTGTGGCTCCAGTGGGACGGACTTGACGGCATCACGTACAAGGACGTCCGCGAGGCGCTTGCGGCTATGCCCGAGGATGACGACATCATCGACATCCGTCTTCACTGTGACGGCGGCAACGTCGTCGAGGGATGGTCCATCTACGACGCACTTCGCCAGGCCGCCGGAAAGACCATCAGCGCGACCATCGAGGGCAAGTGCTCGTCCATCGCCACCATCATCCTGCTGGCCGCTCCAAAGGAGCGTCGCTTTGCCTACCGCAACGCCAGCCTGTGTATCCACAACCCTGCGCTTGCCCAGTACCCGGACGACCTCTTCTGCTGCTCGCGCCTGACCAGCGGGGAGCTCCGCTCGCAGAGCGACATGCTCAAGACGCTGGCCACGCAGCTTGACAACGAGACGGCGAAGATCCTCAACCTCTATGTCGAGCGCACGGGCGCAGACCTCAAGGAGCTGAAGAAGCTCATGGAGCAGGACATCTACATCAATATGGACAAGGCCCTGGAGCTCGGATTCATCGGCTCTGTCCTTCCTGAAATGACAGACACCAAGTCTCATATTAAAAATTTAAAATCAAAGAGTATGCCAGAGAATGTAACGATTGATGCAAAGACCGCAGCGCGGATCTGCGCATTGTACGGTGTGAAGTCGCTGGATGAGCTGAAGGACCTCAAGGTCCTCGACCAGTACATCACCAGCGCTTCGGGCGAGAGCTTCACCGTGGAACGTGAGGAGGGTGACCCGCAGGTAGGCGATGTGGCCTATCCCGACGGCACCTACACTATGGAGGATGGCACCGTGGTCGTTGTTGCCGACGGAGTCATTACTGAGATCAACAAGCCCAAGGAGGACACCTCCGAGGAGCCTACTGAGGAGGACCAGCTGAAGGCCCAGATCGACGACCTGCAGACGCAGATCAACGAGCTGAAGAGCCAGGTTGAGGACAAGGACACCAAGCTCGCCGACATGCAGGCGAAGCTCGACGAGGCCAACGGCCAGATCGAGGCGCTGAAGGGTGAGCAGAAGACCGAGGACGAGAAGAGCATCCTGGAGACCGTCGGCAAGGCGGGCGGTAAGGAGTGGCTCGACAAGGTCTGTGGCATGAAGTCCACCTTCAGTCCCAAGAACCGCCAGTTCGTGGCCCACAAGGACCGCGCTTCTGAGGGTGCTCCCGAGAACGAGACCAAGACCCAGCGCAAGATCCGTGAGACCAAGGAGGCCTACGCCAAGCGCAAGAACAAGGAGGTCAGCGGCAAGAAGGACTGAGCCTTCCGTGAGAGACTAAGCAACAAGAGTAAACAATCAACACAAAAGAATTAAGGATATGATTAATTGGGAACAGTTCACCGTTGACAACGGTGCGATTACCGACCTGAAGGACCTGCTTTTCCTGCAGACCTTCGAGGATCCTGACGTGGAGAAGGTCACCACCCAGAAGACTGAGGTGGAGAACGGCAAGAAGCTCGACTATGTCGACACCATGCAGGATGTAGGTGTGAAGGGTGGCGGTTGCGACCCTGAGTATGAGAAGGTGCACATCTCCGGCGTCGAGAAGGAGTGGGAGCTGGGCACATGGGAGATTGCAGAGTACCTCTGCTACACGGAGATCGAGAGCACCATAGGCAAGAAAGGCCTCAAGGCCGGCACCGAGAAGGCCGACCTGCAGGACACGCCATATTGGGACCTCGTGCTGATGCCGCTGCTGCAGCGTGTCATCAAGCAGATGTTCTGGCGTATGGTATGGTTCGGAGACACCGCTGCCAAGAACGTGGCGGAAGGCGGTATCATCACCAACGGCGTGAAGACGAAACTCTTCACCACCTCGGACGGTCTGTGGAAGCGCATCTTCGCCATCTGTGCAGCCAACGGCACACAGCGCACGACCATCGCCGCCAATGCGGAGGCCACGCTGGCAGGCCAGATTGCCAAGCTGAAGACTGAGGGTACGGCCATCGGCATCGTTGACGACCTGCTGCAGAATGCGGACTCCCGCATCTTCGACGACGAGGACGCATGTCTCGTCATGACCAACAGCCTGTTCAAGGCACTCCGCAACGACGTATACAAGCTGACCAAGTGCACGCTGACCGTCGAGCAGGTGGCCAAGGGCATCCAGCTGTCCGAGTATGACGGCAAGCCCATCATCGTTCTCGACGTATGGGACCGCATGATCAAGAAGTACGAGGCAGAGCTGGAGGAGGATGGCAAGACCATCAAGCGCCTCAACAACCCGCACCGTGCCCTGGTGGTATCACCGAACAACCTGTTCGTAGGAACTGAGGACAAGGACAAGATCGCCAACCTGACGATCAAGTTCAACGATATCAACCGCAAGAACTACATCTACGCCAGCTCTACCATCGGTACGCTCGTCGGCGAGGATGCACTCCTGCAGGCCGCATACTAACCCTTAAACGCCACTGTATATGGGAAACTGTGATTTCAAGATTGCAAAGAGCATCGATTTCGACTGCGCGAACATGTCCGAGAAGGGTGTCGAGAAGGTTGGCTACATTGTCAACTACGCTGACGTCCTGAAGGACCAGTGCAACCGCAGCGGGAATCTCATCAGCGCTCTTGCCCTTGTCAGTGGTGCCAAAGGCTACCAGATCATCGTCCCGGAAGGCACCCCCTTCAACGGGACGCTGATCGAGGCTGTGGTGGGGACTTACCGCACGAAGTGGAACAAGACCGTTGCCTTCGTCATCCTCAACAGCGGCCCGGACGTGAGCCATGACATCATCGACAAGCTGGCGAACGGTAAGTTCGTCATCGTGCTTGAGAACGTGTTTGCCGGTTCCGACTCCAAGAACAAGTTCGAGGTCTATGGCTTCGAGCAGGGTCTGAAGCTCACCGCAGGCACCCGTGACCTGAACTCTGACGATACCGACGGCGGCTGGAGCGTCACGCTCCAGGAGCAGAACGCACCGTCTTCCGGCCTTTTCCTGTTCGATACGGACGAGGCAAAGACACGTACGCTGCTCAACAGCCTGGGTACCACCTAATGGGACCGTAGCCTATGCTGTTGTCATATAGCGAGGTTATGAATCGCCTGTCGGAGATGAGGATCCGCTTTGATGACGGGTTCTCTCCATCTGACAGGCTTTTTCTACAGGAGGCAAGCGTCCGCATCCTCGGGGTCCCGGTACGCAACACAAGCTGCAAGGACTGTTACCGCGACGCTTATCTGGAGATAATATACAAACTAAAAAAACAAGGAACAATGCCGAAAGAAAAGAAATTCATCCTCCGTGCGGGAGTGCTGCTCCACTACAACGGAGAGGCGTACGTCAATGACAACCTCACCGACGACATCGCCATGGATGCCCTTAACGACAACAAGGGCCGTCTGGACCTCTTCCAGAAAGTACCCGACAACCTCGACGAGGTGCTCGCTGCACGCAAGGCCGTGAAGGCCGAGAAGAAGCCTGCCGACGACGCCCCGAAGGAGGAGCTGGTCAAGCAGATCGAGGGCCTGAAGGCCGTCAATGCCGAACTCACCGGGAAGCTCGAGGGCGCGGAGAAGACGTTCGAGGCCAAGGAAGCCGAGATCGCCGCCCTGAAGGAGACCGTCGAGAAAGGCAAGGCCGAAGCAGGCGAGGAGATCGCCCGCCTCAACTCCGTCATCGAGGCCAAGGAAGCCGAGATCGCCGCCCTGAAGGAGACCGGAAAGGCTGAAGAGAAGAAGGGCGAGGCTCCTGCAGACCAGAAGCCTGCAGAGGAGGCCGCACCAGCTGCCGAGGCTCCTGCCGAAGAGGCCGGGAAAACCAAGGCCGCAGCAAAGAAGTAAGACCGATCCACCCAACATTAGCAACCGCCCTCTATGAACATCCATAACGTTAAGAAGGCACAGAAGCGCTTCGACGTGCGCTATCTGTCGACGATGAACATCCAGACCTACGGCAAGGATAACCTCTATCCCCAGCGTATGCTGGAGCTGCTGAAGAACTCGCCGACGGCAAGGACGTGCTGTAACCGTTACGAGACGTTCATAGAGGGCGGAGGCTTTTCGGACAAGATGCTTGCGGAGTTCGTATGCAACAGGTCGCGGGAGACCGTTGCGGAGCTGCTGCACCTTGTCGCAAAGGACCTTGCTGAGTTCAGCGGTTTCGCCCTCCATGTCAACTACGACATGATGGGGCAGATCGTGGAGGTCCAGCACATCCCCTTCGAGGCCTGCAGGCTGGAGGAGGAGGATGACCTCGGCCATGTGACGTACATCAACTACCATCCCGACTGGACGGGCAAGAAGACACGTTCCGGCAACCGCATTCCCGTGACGTCCGAGAACGTGAAGAAGTTCTATGTCTTCAACCCCAACCCGTTCGTTGTCCTCGACCAGGTGGAGGAGAGCGGAGGCATGGACAAGTACCTCGGGCAGATCCTGTGGTACTCGATGGACGGACGGTACAAGTACCCAACGCCCATCTATGACGGCGTCGTGACGTGCATGAGCACTGACGACGGCCTTGACAACGTGAAGTACCGAAACGTGCGCAACAACTTCCTGCTGGCCGGCATGTTCATACACAAGAAGGCCATGCAGCTCGGCATCGACCCCGACACGGGGAAGCCTGTCGACAGCAACGACGTGAACAGCGCCATCAGCGAGAGCCTCGACATCTTCCAGGGTGACGAGAACGCCTGCGCTATCATGGACGTGACCATCAACCAGGAGGAGGACTTCCCGGAGTTCAAGAGCTTCGAGGCCCAGAATTTCGACAAGAAGTTCGAGACCACGGAGAAATCCACGGAGGAGCGTATATATGCCGCCTTCAACCAGGAGGTGTTCTACTGCATCCGCACAGGCAAGCTCGGATTCTCCGGCACGGTCGTCAACGACGCCTTCGAGTACTACAACAGCTGCGTGATGAGGGAGAGGACGGAGATATCCAAGGTATTCCGCAAGGTATTCTCGTGCTTTGCCGTCAGCCTCAACGACGACAACCCGATATGCCCTACGGACGACTTCTCGATCCTTCCCGTGAAGCACATCAGCAACGAGGAGTCAAACGAGAACAGTAACAAACAATGACGAACTGACTATGGAGCACCTTATCACCATCGAGGAGCTAAGACAGCTCGGAAGGCCGATCAGCCAGCAGATAGACGACGAGAAGCTGCTGTCGTATATCTACGAGACGGAACGCCTCAGCATCAAGCCCGTGCTGGGGGACGAGCTCTTCGCGCGTGTCCTCAAGGCCGCAGCGGAGTGGGAGCAGGGCAAGATAGAGGAAGACATGAAGAAGCTGCTCGACGGCGGTGAGTACACCGACTGTAACGGGCAGTACCATATATTCAGCGGGCTGCGCATGGCCATGAGCTACTTCGTCTATGCGCAGTATGTCATGGACGGGGACTTCCAGCTCACCCGTGCCGGAGTGGTCATGAAGAACAGCGACTACTCATCCCATGTGTCATCGAAGGAACGGAGCGACTGCTACAACAACGCGTTGGCGGCTGCGCAGGGGTTCCTCAACGAGACGATGGGCTACGTGCGCTTCGCCTTCCCGGACTGCTACAGGCAGCGAAGGGGGAACGCAGGCAGCCCGCACAACGCGATAACAGTCAAGAAGATCGGATAGAATGCCAGAGTCACTGAACACCCTTCAGCAGAAGATCGCCATCCTTGAGCAGGAGTACAAGACCATCAGGGACGAGACGCATGCAGGCCACAACACGGCGGCCCGCATCGGAAAGGCGTTCCTTGACCTGCTGTACCTGCTGGAGGTCTATGACGGGCTCTTCATATCCAAGGCGCACGACGACGAGACGCACTACCAGGTGCAGTTCCTCGCAGGCCTCATCGCCGACATGTTCGTCAAGTCCCCGGACTGGCGCCTCGGCGAGTGGCTCAAGGACCCGAAGGGGCGTGACGTGAACAACGGCAAGGGCTTCGACATCTGGAAGAACGCCGTCGACATGTGGAACATCGAGATCGACTACGCCACCGTCCGACAGCTGCTGCGCTGCCGTGAGCTCTATGCACAGTCGGCGCATATCGACGAGGTGACCAACCAGACTCTCTTCAAGGTCGGCCTGCAGACACTCGGGAACATCCTCATCGGCTACTATGCCGAAGGCGTGCAGGGCGGCATCATCACCCCTGACGGGCACGTGGAGATCAACACGCTCGTGTCAAGGGGGCTGGCGAAGCTGCAGGAGCTCTTCGTCGTCAACGACGCTACCTTCGGGGGCAACCTGTCCTCCGTCGAGTTCATCAGCTCGTTCCTCGGGGGAAAGGGTTGGGCCATCCAGAAGAAGAAGCGCATCAACGCCCTCGGCGTGGAGGAGGAGTACTACACGCTGGAGATCGACAACGTGACCATCCGTGAGACGCTCCGTGTCTATGAGATGGTGGTGTCGCAGCTCCGCGGCGAGTTCGACAACTACGTCTTCGCTGCCATGATGGAGGTGCACCACTACGACAAGATGACTGGAAAGGTGTGGCTCACCACCGAAGGCGGGCGCATCAAGGGTGTTGCCTTCAGGAAGGGCGACTACATCAAGTGCCAGCAGTACCTGCCTGGAAACGACGTCGTCAGCGGAGGTAACGGCTATATCACCAAGAGCTACGAGCTCGTCGTCACGAACTCCGGCACTGGCGGGGAGACCGACGAGAACGGAGACCGCCTCGACTGGATCACCTTCAAGAACTTCGTCACGTCCATGGAGACGGAGGACGGCGGCACTTCCGAGGTGAAGGTTCCTGCAGCCATCCGGACAAGGACGGCGGAGCTGCTGAGGAACTTCGACTCGGAGGGGATATCGGTATCTTCAGGCTCCCTCACATTCGACTATCTGTCGGCCCTCGTCTACGAGGCCAGCGAGCAGTTCAGCGGGCATTCCGCCTACGGCCTGCCCCTGCTGTTCAAGAAGTCGCTCTTCCCGAACGTCATCGACCCGTACGGCACCGACACCAGCTCAAGGGCGTTCGAGTGCATGGCCGGATGGCTCCTTGCGTCTGCCCTGACGGAGATATTCCCTGGCAAGCGCAATGAGCTGCTGAAGATCGGCTACAACATGGGGCCGGACAAGGGCACGTACATATACAAGTACACCTTCGAGAGCGACCCGAACGTCGGGCGCCTGGTGGCATCAGCCATCTGCGCCGCCATGCGCGGACTGCTGAAGCCGAACCTCTCCACGCTGCGGTCAGAGCAGCACGCCCCGGCCTTCAACTACAAGATATCGACAGTCCGTGACGCATCCTTCGATACATATAAGGACACTTACTATGTCGACCTGCCGCAGTTCATGCCGACAGCGCCCGGACCGTACCTCGGCAGGTACGCCAACCGCGCACCCGTCGGAGGCGTTCCGTACAACGCATACGACCTCGCCGACCATAACCTGCAGCCGGACGTTGACGTCCACAGGAAGGTCGTGTCGGACTACAACCTCGACAACCCGGCGTACAGACAGGCGACGGTGCAGGCCATCGCCAACAAGGAGTCGACCGTAAACCATGTCTTCGGTGCCAACAGGAGCGGCGGCGGCTACACCTTCCACCCCGTCTTCGGCACCGACACCATAGGCAAGGAGATATCGACCGGCGGAAGCGTCGCTGCAGCATACGAGAAGATCGGCAAGATTGGCTCGCGCAGCCGCAGCCCCCTGCAGGACGGAGACTACTACGGGCGCAAGCGTCCCGGACAGGGCGACACCGACGGCAGTTCCCCCGCTACGGCAGACGGTGTGCTGGTGAACCTCGATATCGAGAACTCCGACGGTACACCTACGGGCTATACCGACGCAGCGGCATGGGACAGTTCACAGCGTGGCAACGTGTTCGCCAATTCCTATCCCAGCGGCCATTCGTCGACGACCTTCGCAGGCGCACTGTTCCTCATCGAGACCATGCCCATGAGGGCTGACCTCATCCTGAAGGCTGCCAACCAGTACGCCACAGACCGTCAGATAACACGCTACCACTGGCTCAGCGATACCATCATAGGCCGTCTGTGCGGTGCTGCCATCATGCCTGTCGTTCGTGGTTCGAGCGACTACGCATCGATGCTCAGCGACGCGAGGTCCGAAGTCGGCGAGGCTGACAACACCACCGTAGCCGTCATAGCTACCGAGACCGACGAGCGTACGGCGGAGGAGCTTATCGCCAAGGGCGACACCTTCGTCCGCATAGACAACGAGACCGATCCAGAGCGCAAGGGTCTGATGCAGATCATCACCGTCGGCCCGAACACCCCGTACCAGGACGTGTACTACGGGATGAAGACCAACCCTAACGACGCGCTGAAGATGCGCACGGGAAACCTCTCCGGCGTCCGTACCGACCTGTTCGGCTGGCTGGAGGACTTCGGCGCATACCTGCCGAACGTCTATGCCGTAGGAAAGATCTTCAACCGCCAGACGGGCGAGAGCCTCAGCTCAAGCATTGAGATAACCAAGGAGCGCTTCAAGTCCGTGTACTCGGAGATAACGTACAACATCAATGACGACGACAACTTCCTGACCAACGGCTTCTTCGCCCGTGACATGGAGGGATGGGAGCGCTGCAACATCAACGGCTCAGCCGTCTCCGCAGACCCCGCACTGGAGGCTATCGACTCCGGAAACGGCACGCCTCTGATGGTGAACGGTGCCATGCTCGCCTATATCAACAGGCTTACGGCTGAGGTGACCGAGTACGGAGGCATGAAGGTGCTGCACCTGCTCGGTATGGCCGTGTGCCAGGACTTCGATGACATCAAGGACAACGAGACGCACACGAAGAGCAAGTCCGACAACCCGCAGAGTGACGACTACACCGCCACCGAGGAGGTGGACAACCGCCTTTACATGGGTGTGAGGATCCTCCCGATATCGTTCGGCACGCTGAAGGTGTCCTTCGTACAGAGCAACGGCAGTATCATCGCCGAGTGGTCGAGGACGCTCAATGCAGGCCGTGAGTGGGAGCTTGTGCAGTCGATGGACTCCGAGGGAACACCATGGAGCTACACAGGCAAGTCCGGAAGGATGATCGTGTCGTACACCGGTGAGTGCTACATCCGCTTCATCGCCCTCATGACCGACCCGGTGGTGAACAGCCGTGAGACCTACGAGACTAAGTTCGAGCAGACATCCCGCAGGATAACCCTGCAGGCTGCAAAGCAGACTGCAGATTTAAATAGAGCAGTAGCAGAGATAAACATCGAGTTCGATAATATCCGTACTACCGTCACTAACAACAAGGATGCCGCAGACAGGGCTTTCGCAAACATCATAAGCGACCTCAATGACGAAATCGCAAGCAGAGAGGAACTCGAGGGTGTTTACTATGCTACATGGGTCTATCAGAATGACAGGCTTTTGAGCCTGATGGCTGCACAGTTCAATGCCGACGGTACCATCAAGGGCTACGCCGATTTGAAGGTACAGGTGAACGGGATATCCACTACTGTAACCGACAATAAGTCTGCTGCAGACAAGGCGTTCAAGACCCTTACCGACAATCTTAACGCAGAGATAGGCAGCCGTGAATCCCTTGAGAATGCCTATCATGCTACATGGGTCTATCAGAATGACAGGCTTTTGAGCCTGATGGCTGCACAGTTCAATGCCGACGGTACCATCAAGGGCTACGCCGATTTGAAGGTACAGGTGAACGGGATATCCACTACTGTAACCGACAATAAGTCTGCTGCAGACAAGGCGTTCAAGACCCTTACCGACAATCTTAACGCAGAGATAGGCAGCCGTGAATCCCTTGAGAATGCCTATCATGCTACATGGGTCTATCAGAATGACAGGCTTTTGAGCCTGATGGCTGCACAGTTCAATGCCGACGGTACCATCAAGGGCTACGCCGATTTGAAGGTACAGGTGAACGAAATCTCGTCCACCGTCACGAATAATAAGAAGGCGGCTGACGATGCCTTTGCCACCCTCAACAATACGACGTTGCCTGGAATCCGCAGTGACATCCAGAGCGCGTACAACCTTGCAGACAGTGCATGGGACAAGGCCGACGATGCCCAGGACGACATCGATACGATCAATGCGACATGGGTCATCCAGCACAGCGACAGACTCGAGCTCGTCTCCGCACAGTTCGACAAGAACGGGAAGCTCACCAATACATCCGGGCTCGTTACTGGCAACGGGACGTTCGCAAGCCTGTTCTCCAGTGCCCTCAATGCAGACCAGACCGTGGCGAAGGTTGCTGACATCACCGTCTTCGTTGATAACTACGGGACATCAAACGCCGCCATCCGTGCAGATCACATCAATTTTACGACGTTCGACTGGACGGTCAAGAACCCTGATACTAAAGAGGAGATCTTCCATCTCGACAGCGAGGGGAACCTGGCTATAGCGGGAAAGTTCCACGGAGAGTTCGATGACACCGTAGTGTTCGGTAAAGGTACGAGGAAGATGTATATCGAACCGACTCAGACAGGCGCAAGGCTTGTCGGTAAAGATGGTTCCTACGAGACGATACATCTCGGATTCTACGAATACGAAGGCAAGTCAGTACCTTCGTTGTATCTGGAGTCTAAGAATGGGTATAACTATCAGGATTCTATTGTCAGGATTATGAGCGGAGCCGATTTCGCAGAGGTTCTTGCCGAGTCTGCTGGTTCTACTGGTGCATACCATATCATAAGAATGATTGCTTTTCCGAGGGAGAACTATGCAACGATAGAAGGAAACCGTTGGCCGAAGAAGAGTGATACTACCATATACAACAAACTGAGTAACGGAGCTGTATATGTCGAGGATGGATATTTGAAAGTTAAAGGTTATTGATTATGGAACTGAAGAAGATATATACGAAGCATTTCCCGAAGAAGGGGTATACGGCACTGACGGTCTGTCCATACGTCTTTGTCCGTGAGAACGAACGCAACCGATTCACGAAGAAGGTGGAACGTCACGAGACCACCCATGCGCTCCAGCAGATCGAGATGCTGGTTGTCGGCGTGGTGCTGGCGGCAATCCTTCTCTGCTGTGGCTACGGATGGTATTCCCTGATTCCGATACCGCTGTTCTTTGAGCTGTACTTTGCCGAGTGGCTTATCAAGATACCGTTCTGCAGGTTCGATACTGACAGGGCCTACATGAGCATCAGCACGGAGCAAGAGGCTTATGAGCATCAGGACGAGGTCTATTACAACGAAGTACGCAGGCACTATGCCTGGGCAAAATATGTATTCACTTTAACACCCAAGAAATCATGAAGAAGATCGATTTTTCAAACATCGTTGTCAAGGACATCGAGGGGAATCCCTACAGGGTTCCCATGAAGAACAGCAAGGAGACAATGCCGTTCGACTTCGCAAGGAGTCTCGGCAACGCCCTTTTCTACCAGTCGCAGGACCTGCACCTTTCGGAGCTGGGACAGAAAATCTACCACCACGAGGAGGTGGAATTGTCAGACGAGGACGTCAAGAGCGTCCGTGACTTCGTCAATTCCAGCTTCTTGCCGTTCATCCGCCTCAGCGTGAACCCACAGCTTGACGAAATGCTCAAATAAGTTAAACCATCTAAATTTTTTGAATTATGAAAGAGATTGATTTGCCTCTGAAGAACAAGAGCGAGCACCAGGACGTCGGTCCCATCATGCTCAGTGAGAACGTGAAGATCGAGGGCGTGTACGACATCGCCCAGGAGAAGTACACCGTCGAGTGTAACATCACCCGTAACGAGAAGAATATCGGACGCTTCACCTTCAACGAAGGCCAGGGCCGTCTTTTCGTCAACTGCGAACTTGAGGACATCAAGCGCAATACCAAGCGCGAGATCGTCGAGGATATCGCTTCAATAATCCTCCAGCTCGTACCCATGGCTGCCGATATCCCCGAGGAGGAGGCAGGAGAGTAGAATCCAAATCTGAACGGTTATGGCTGAGATTGACAACACCACTTCCGCCATCATGTGGCAATGGCTTGCCGAGCACAAGCAGGTTGTGCTGGACTACTTCGCGTCCATCATGCGCGAGGCCAGCGACATCCAGCTTGTGAACTTCGACGTGGACCGCCATATGGGACTGCTGGCCACGTATGTGTTCCAGGGAATACACCGTGTTGACAACGTCAAGCCTTCATCGCTCGTGGAAGGTCTCACGAGGCTCAACGACGAGCTGAGGATCCGCTGCGAGAACGCTGCAGCCGAGGCAGAGCGCCAGGGTGCCTATGCGGAGCAGCAGGGTGACCGTGTCGATGACAGGATCCTCGACCTGACGAACCTCAAGCAGACCGTCACACAGCAGGGCAACACTGCGGAGCAGCAGGGCATCAACGCCCAGAACATCTGCGACGAGGTGACTGCATGGTACCCTCCATTCAAGGCTGATGCAGAGGACTGGCTCTACTACCAGAAGGCCGACTGGGCTGACTGGTACCCGTCGACGCAGTCCACATGGAATGACTGGTATGCGGCAAGGGTGCAGCAGTGGCTCTCATGGTACACCGACGGCGTCGTCCCCACATGGGACAACTTCTGGGCAGGCGTGCAGAACGACTGGAGCGACTGGACGGCCAAGGAGACCGCCCGCCAGAGGGCGGAGCTCGACCGCACCGCTGCAGAGCTGATCCGCAGGGCGGACGAGGAGGTACGCCAGCAGAAGGAGCTGGAGCGTCAGCAGGCCGAGGAGGTACGCCTCGACGGCACCTTCCGCCAGAATACCGACACGGGCCAGTGGGAGAGACTCAACCAGCGCACCGGCGTCTGGGAGGACACGGGCAACTCATGGATGGGCGGCCTGTTCGCCTTCAAGTTCTACACTAACCCGAAGACGGGACGCTGCCACGTAGTGAAGAACAGCATCGACAAGGTGTCCTTCTCCATTCGGAACGGGCGATTGACAGGAACGTATAACGGATAAGACAAGAAACTGAATATGGCTGATTTCGATTTCGGGCAGATACTGCCCAGACCAACAAACGAACCCTACAGCTCAAGCCGTGACTACCTCGTCATGGAGACGTGCTACGACGACTACCAGAGTGAGTGGATGTCCCTCACCGACCACAACCAGGGACACCCCCTGCCTGGTTACGACTCGAACTTCATGGCCATCGAGGATGACTACTGGCGCTGTCTCGTGAACGTCCGCATCGCAGCGGAGAAGGCCTCCGCCGCAGACCAGGCCGCCACGAGGGCAAACACGCTCTGGGAGACCATCAAGTCGTGGTGGGAGGGAGCCTCCGGCTTCAAGGCCGTCGCAGAGGCGAAGCTCGCCGAGTGGACGTCGTACTTCAATGACACCGTTGTTGCAGGATGGAACGCCCTCAAGCAGGACGTGCAGGCCGCCACGCAGGCTGCCAACGATGCCGCCGCCAACGCCAACGACACGGCCGACCACCCGAACTACGTCGGCGAGGACTACTACGTCTACAGGTGGAACAAGGCCACGAAGTCCTACGACAAGACGAACATCATGCTGAAGGGCGAGGGCTTCCACATCTCCAAGACGTTCCTCTCCAAGGAGGCGATGGATGCCTACACGGCGCTCTCGCCGAGACCTGAGAAAGACCTGCTGAAGGAGAACAACTTCTTCCTCATCAACACCAACGACGTGGAGAATCCCGACAACGCGAAGCTGTACGTCGTACAGGAGGACGAGCACGGCAGTCTTGCCCCCGCCTTCCTCGTGGACATGTCCGGCGCCATCGGCTTCACGGGCAAGACCCCGCAGATCACCATCGGCACGGTGTCCACGTCAGCGGCAGGCACGCAGGCTGTGGCTTCGCTGTCTCCTGACGGCACCGACGATGAAGGCAACCCGAAGTACAGGCTGAACTTCTCCATACCGAAGGGCGACAAGGGCGACAAGGGTGACAACCTCGACCTCAACAGCCTTACCGACGAGGAGAAGGAGGCGTTCGTCGCCACCATCCTCTCCGAGATGGCGGAGGTGTCCCAGGAGGATGCAGCAGCCGTCTTCGGAAGCTATGAGTTTAATACGGACGATAACGACTGAGCACCATGGAAGAGGAGAAGAAGGATATCATCTACCCCGATACGGACTTGAAATTCCGCATCGACTTCAGCCTGGAGGACTTCCTTCCTGACGAGGACCCGTGGACGGTTACGCTGCGCAACGAGTTCCGCAAGCTGGCCATCACGAAGGACGACTGCCTCGTCGACGAGGAGAACAACTTCTATATCGCCGTACGCGCCCGCATCGGAAAGACCTTCGCCACCACCGTCTGCGGCATCCCCGACACAGACTACGAAGACGGCTACCGCCAGGAGACCGACGAGCAGTTCCTCTATGAGCCGTACTGCACGATGCCCGACTACGTGAAGGGCTACTGCAGGCATGAGCATTGGGTGACCTTCACGAGGGTATGGATGTCCGGCGTCAACGACGACGGCCTTATCATGCTCCTTGACCGCAACGGCGAGCCCATCCATGACCGCAACGGCTATCCCATTTATGTTCACAAATACAGAAAAGAGTAGACATCATGGCAAGAAGTGAAGAAAAGAAACGCATCAGCGAGAGTATAGAGGAGGTGGACCAGTTGCTCGACGACATGGCCATCGTGTCCCAGCAGATGAGGGAAGGGAAGAGGCTCCACTCAGACGAGGAGCTGGAGGTGGTCGTCAACAACAACATGGAGAACCTTGTCGTCAACATCACCGATGAGGAGATGCACGACTGGTTCTTCAAGGATGAGGATCCCGAGAATCCGGAAGACGACGGGCCGGAAGGTACGGACGCCGGGGAAGGTGGAAAACCGGACGATGACATTTGACTGAAAGCGACCATTCGTGGTCATTCAGATAGTAGTTCTTTTATTATTAACAATTTAAAATTTATTGCATTATGGCAAAGAAAAAGCTTACTGCACTGGAGCTCAAGCTCAAGAAACTCAGCTTGATCGCCAAGTCGTACACTGACGCGGTTGCTGCCGCTGGTAAGGTGAACCTGATTGAAGCTGCTACCGCAACTTCCGGTTATCTGAAGACCTACATCCTCGCTGCCGGCGTCGATACAGAAGCCGCAGTCGTAGAGAGCGGGGCAGGTAAGAACCTGATCGGCAAGATCAACATCCCGAAGGACTTCCTCGTCAAGAGTGCAAGCATCGGTACCGTTGCTACTGCCGACGCCCCTTACACAGGCGCCAAGGTCGGTGACAAGTACATCGACTTCGTGATCAACACCAAGGAGACCGCAGACGGTTCGGAGACCGCTACCCACATCTACCTGCCCGTCAACGAGCTCGTGGATGTATACACAGGTAGCAATGCTATCGCTGTCGGCAACGACAACTCGATCAGCATCATCCTGAACGCCACCGCCAGCGGTCTTGTGATCGACGCCAACGGTCTGGCCATCCAGATCGACAGCGCCAACGCCAACGGCCTGGCTCTGACAGCTGCCGGCCTGAAGCTCGCCCTCGCCTCCACAACCACTGCCGGTGCCATGAGCGCTGCAGACAAGGTGAAGCTGGACAAGGCCCTGACAAGCGACGATATCGCCGACCTGTCTGACGCCGAGCTTGCTTCTTGGTTCGGTTACGCTGCTGACAGCGACATGGTTACCACCACGTTGCCTGCCGTCAGCGACGACTCTATCGCCGATGAGGAATAGCAGCTGACGACGAAGGGAAACAGGGACTGCCTCCGGGCGGTCCTTCCCCCTTCTTGTCGCCGGTGCCCATAATGCAAGAGTAAGAAAGGGACAATCGTCATGGCAAAAAAGAAGAAACTGAGCAGATTCGAGCTGCTTCTCAAGAAGCTGTCCGTACTCATGTGTGACAAGTACGCCACGAAGGCCGAACTTGAGTCCGTAGAGGAGACCGTCGATATCAGCGACGTATCGCAGGCGACGGCTGCAGCTATCTTCTCGAACTACGTATTCGCTACGACAGATTCCGATTCTGCGCAGTCTGGCAACGGGCAGTCATGAGGGGTCGGAGTAAAGTTGAACCATCAAAAACAAGACTGAAATGGAAATATACAGCAAAGAACGCTTTGAGCAGGTGATGGACGATTTCAAGAACGTCGTGCTCCCCCAGGTCAAGACGGAGATCGAGGCGCGTGCCAAGAAGACCGCCCTTGCGGCTGCCGTGCAGAGGATAGCCAACATCGAGGCCATCATTGGCGATGCCAGTGCCTCCGATAATGACAACATCATCAACAAGGTCGTTGAGTTCGTTGCCTTCTTCGCAAACATCACCGAGGACAAGACGCTGGCAGGCATGCTGGCAACCACCAAGACTGAGCTGGAGGCGATGATAGAGCATATCTCCTACAGCAACGGCGCACTGAACAAGACAGTAGGAGGCAACACCACGAAGATCTGCGACGTCGTGACCAGCGGGTTTAGGCTCACACACAACAACGAGACAGGAGCGGATGTGTTTGAAGCCATAGGAACGGCGACGTTCACTCACAACAACGAGACTGGAGCAGACTCGTTCGTTTTCTGAAGAAACATGTATAACAAATAAAAAATCACATCATTATGGCATTAATTTCAACAGACTTACGCACAGAGGTTCCTATCAGGGAAATCAACGGAGCTTCTGGCAGTTATGCTGACCCGAACCTCCGCGAGGTATTCAACAAGGTCGGCGGCGCGCTTACCGACTATGCACGCAAGACAGACTTCGACCTCAGCGTCCTCAAGCAGGCGGTGGCCGACGGCAACCTCGAGAAGTACGGCCTGAAGCCGGGTGACCAGAAGACGATAAACGGCCGCACATACGTCATCGCAGGACTGAATCCCATGAAGGGTACGACCACGCCCTACCGTCTCAATACGAACCACGTAGGCCTCATCGTCATCCCCCATGTGACGCAGAAGTGGAACGCATCTGGTAACACCTATACGGGTGCCGACGGCCGTGGCGCTGGCTATCTGAACAGCGACCTCCACTATTATCTGAAGAACACCCTCCTTCCGCTGGTGAACGGTGACCTCGGGGCCAACAATCTCCTCGGCCACTCGAAGCTGCTGTCCAACGCCGTCAACCAGAACGGCATCAACAAGTTCGGTGAGGCAACGGGATGTTCGAGCGGTTGGACTTGGGAGGCCGACTGCAAGATCTGCGCACTCTCCGAGGTACAGGTGTACGGTGCAGCCATCTGGAGCTCCAGCGGCTATGACACAGGCGAAGCCTGCAGACAGTTAGAGGTCTTCCAGAAGTACTCCCACACCGAGATCTTCGGCGGTGAGTACCCATGGCTTAGAGACGTGGTTTCTGCTTCCGTTGCCGCTTTTGCTGACCGCGGCGGTTATGCGCTCGATAACACTGCGTCTTATGCCTATCGCGTCGCCGCGCTTATCCTGTTCAAATGAACAGGTTGACCAGACATTCGGCCCTCCCCGTGAGGGCCGCATCTCCGACCCATAAAGTAATAAGATATGAGTGTAGTGAAAAGCAAGCGTAACCAGAGCAAGGTGGAGTTCGAGATGATCTACTTCCAGCTTGCCGACGGCATTGACACACTCGTCGAGCACCAGTTCTACGCCGAAGGCCTGCTGGCCGAGAAGAACCATGTGTTCCTCGAGATAAGGAGCCGTACGCTTGAAGACCTGACGGACAAGCTGCTGTATCACATCAAGGTCGCCAATTCTATCTACCCGACCTGCATGGCCGAGTGGGAGGAGCGCAGGGTGAGCATCGGCAAGGCCATCGGGACGTGCTACGCCATCCTGACGAACCTGCAGAGGATCCTCGTCCGTCTGAGGGTTCCCGACAACAGGTACACGCTCGACGTCAAGAACATCATGCGGATGATCAACTCCCTGAAGGCATGGCGGAAGAGCGACAACAAGATGAAGGGGTCGCTGCAGCAGACGGCATGAGCCGCCTGCCTGCAGGATAGGAAAGATACAAGGTTCGGTTCTGAAGGTGGTTTCTGCTTCCAATGCCGCTAATGCTAACAACAACGGTAATGCGAACAATAACACTGCGTCTAATGACAATCACGTCGCCGCGATTAGCCCCGGCAGACCGGCATACAGGTGCCGGCGTCATGTCGGAGGATAAGGAGAGCCGGACCTTCCGTCGCAGCAGTGCTGCAGGCGGTGAATATGCAGGGTGACGTCTCCTGACACGTCAGATGAGACTATAAGCGTCCTGCCACTTTTTTGAAAATTAAAGAAGTTATCTGAAAATATGGCAACACTACAGGGATTGACGGAACTCGGGAATCTTTGCCAGTGCACGCTGAAATGCACCCGCCAGAGCCGCTGGAAGGAGACGACGCAGCGGTACCTGGCAGACATGCTCATCCGCAGCGTGGAGCTGCAGGAGGAGGTGCTTGAAGGCAGGTACCGTGTGAGCAAGACCACAGACTTCCCCCTCAACGAGCGCGGACACCTGCGCTGGATAGAGGCTCCCGTAGTGCGCGACAGGGCCGTGCAGAAGTCCCTCATGGAACAGGTGCTCGTCCCGTCTATACGTCCGTATCTCATCTATGATAACTACGCCTCGCTCTCAGAGCGCGGCACATCCTTCGCCCGCAAACGCTTCGAGATCATGCTTCGCAGGTACATCCAGAGGAACGGCACCGACGGCTATATCCTCCTTGGAGACATCCGCAAGTACTTCGAGAGCGTGGTGCACGCGACACTCAAGAAGATGCTGGGGCCGAGGCTCACGGCAGAGCCGCAGGAGGTTGCGGACCTTATCAACTACGTGATAGACTCGTCTTCACACAGCGACAACGGTCTGAACCTCGGCAGCGAGTGCCCGCAGATCTTCGCAGTGTACTACCTAAACCCTCTCGACGTCTACATCAAGGTCGTCAAGGCCATCAGGTACTACGGTCGCTACATGGACGACTTCTTCATTATCGGAAGAACGAAGGCAGAGCTCACAGCCTTGCTCCTTGAGATAGAGGCGAAGGTGGCGGAGCTCGGGCTGACGGTCAACGCGAAGAAGACCCAGATAGTGAAGCTGCGCCACGGATTCACATGGCTGCAGGTGAAGTACTTCATCATGCCTACGGGAAAGATCGAGAAGGCCATGTCACACGACAAGGTCGTACGTGAGCGCCGCCGCCTGAAGGCTTTCAAGCGCATGCTTGACCAGGGCACGATGTCCGAGAACGACATCTACAACTGCTACATGTCATGGCGCGGCTCTGTCGTCAAGGACCACAATGTCTACCGCAGCACCATCACGAGCCTGGACAAGCTCTACAAGAGCCTGTTCCCGGAGCACGAGGAGGTCTGCAGTCCCATGAGGTCGGACATCGCAAGGCGCATCAACCACGAGGCGGAGACGAGAGATTTGTATCATTGTTTAACAGTTTAACTAATAGGAGATTTTTATTATGAACGAAGACCAGAATTTCGACTTGCGTAACTCCCTCAATGCGGAGAAGTCACAACTGATGAGTAGTCTGTCAGCCAACACATCGCCCATCGGCGACTGGAAGATTGCCAGGATCCAGGAAGCCCGCATGATGGGCGAGCCGGACCCCTACGATGCGGTGGAGCTGGCCAACCAGAGGCGCGCCGCACGCAATCGTATCAATGAGATCGAAATTGAGCTGAAAAAACTCAACGGCATCGAGCCGACAGCAGAAGAGCTGTTGCAGATTGCCAAGAGCAAGAAGCAGAGTGATATTACTGAGTATGACAACTCAGCCAACGTGAACTCATTCATCATCGGAGGTCTGCCGATGTGGTTGGGCTGGGAGCTGCGTGCCCGTCTGAAATCGTCTCTCGAGGCTATCGAGGCCGTAGGAGGCACGGAGATGACCAAGAGTTTCGGTGGTATCGAATACCCATTCAGCGTGGAGCAATGGCACGCGATGATCAACGCAGTGGAGAACTACGCAGACCAGTGCCAGAAGGTAACTGAGGGACACCGCAATGCCGTGAACGCCCTTGCCACCGTCAAGAAGGTGGAGAACTACGACTATACCGTCGGCTATCCTCCCAAGATCAACTTCGACACGATGTTTGCCGAGTAGTTTCAAGTGTTCAATAAGTAAATTTCAAGCTATGAAGAAGTTTTATTTCATTCTGAGCCTCATGCTGGTGGTTTCCGGCATGATGCTTACGGGCTGTTCTTCCTGCCAGTCCGGGAACAATAAGCAGGAAAGCGTGTATCATGACTATGACGGTGTAGCACAGGACTTCACTGCAGGAGTATCGCACATTCAGGCTTTGCACAAGCAGAAGATGTACAACATCATCAAGTCCTTGAAGGACGAGGGTCACGAGATTGCCCTGAACGGCAAGTACCAGTGGCGCAACAGCCTCGTGATACTGAACGACACGGTGACGATGGAGAACATCGACGACCTTCATGTGGTCAGCATCAGGGATGTATTCTTCTACTGGGACAATCAGCGCGGCCCGCAAGTGCAGTATATCACCGACCACGTAAAAGACGGCACGCAGATTCCCTTCCCTGTTAACGACGTATGGATTGAGGACACGGACATGAGCGACAAACCTATCAAGCTCAGTGCCGAGGAAGCTCTCATGCGACTGAAGGAATGGAACGGCATTCTTCCCAAGGACTGCGACTTCATCATCCTGCGTCTTCCCGTTGGCCCCAAGGACTGCAACGTGCAGTGGGTGTTCGGCGACGTGGACGAAGTGCTTTTTATCGATGCGGTGACTGGCGAGATCAGAGACTGGAACCCAGCGTTCACCATCCCAAACGTCAACGGTCCTCTCGGCGAGCGACCATAAACATGATAGAGCCATGATCGCCTCTCTGATAGCTTCATTCCTCCTGGTGGTCCTGTACTGCGGGGCTGCCGTCTGGAAGGCGCGCAGGCTCCCCGAGTCCATCTCCGCCATCGTGTTCGACCTCTCGGGGCGGTGGCGGTGGACATGGGGTGCGTGGCTGTGGGCCGTGACCTTCCTGGTAGGCATCCCTACCGTCGACATACTGGCAAGGGAAGGCGCGGAGGGTGCCGCCTTCGCCATGATGGCGTCGCTTGTGTTCACCGGGTGCATACCCCTGTTCGACAAGGACAACAGGAGAGCCCATTACATACTTGCCGTCTGCGGCGGAGTTATGAGCCAGGTATGCACGCTGCTCATATGCCCGCAGTGGCTGTGGATGTGGCTGCTGATGGTCGTCATACCGATGGCCGACAGGATGTGGTGGCACCAGAGCGTGCCCGTATGGATGTGGAGGAAGGGTGTCCTCTTTGCGGAGGCCATCTGCTATAGCACGCTGACAGGGGCGGATCTCACGGTATGCTTGAGGTAGTGTTCAACCCGCTCCGCTTGACTGCCGTCGAGGTGACAGAGAAGAACTACCAGGCAGTCTGTGACTTCGTGTTCGGGCACCGTCCGTCCAAGGCCAGCAACCCAACATGTCCGACAAACAGGTACTTCGGCGTGTTCGTCGAGACCAGATACGGACGCCAGCTGGCGCATGTAGGCGACTTCATCGTCAGGACGGGCGAGACGGACTACAGGGTCTATACGAGAGAGGAGTTCATGAGAACGTTTAAGATAGAAGCAGAACTATGAACAAGGAAGATGCAGTAATCATACTCGGGACGGCACACCTCGGCACCACGCCGGGGAAGTGCTCCCCGGACAAGTCCGTCCGCGAGGCCATATACAGCCGCGAGCGGATAGAGGCCATCGAGTCGAAGCTGCGTGAGTACGGGTACAAGGTCTACGTGGACCACCGCGACCTGCAGCCGAACAACCAGATGAAGGCAGGAACACCGAAGTCGCAGCAGTCACGCGAGCTGACGTTCCGCACCAATTTCGTCAATTCCCTCTGCAGGGGCTACGGTGCCAACCGTTGTATCTACGTGTCCCTGCACCTCGACGCCGCAGGCGATGACGGGAAGTGGATGAATGCCGGAGGGTGGTCCTGTTTCACCTCTCCCGGAAGGACGGAGTCCGACAGGCTGGCAGAATGCCTCTACGATGCCGCAGAGCACAACCTCGCCGACTATGCGAGGCGCATGAAGGCAGGGAAGAAGTCCGGGGCCTACGGGGAGAACCAGAAGCCCCTGCGGACAGACCTAACAGACGGTGACAGGGACAAGGAGGCGTCCTACTTCGTGCTTACGAAGACGAACTGCCCCGCCGTCCTCACCGAGAACCTTTTCCAGGACAACAAGGCCGACGTAGCCTTCCTGCTGTCCGAGGAGGGCAAGCACGCCATCGAGAGGATACATATCGAAGGAATCATCAGGTTTATCGAGGGGAGATGACCTCCCGCGATGGCTCAGACACAAAACATAGAGGCCTGCGGACCTTTTCTTGCTATGTAATTTGGGTGTGGGGCGGAAGACGGGTTCTTCTGCCCTTTTTCTGCGTTTTTGAGAGCATTTTCCGCCTTACGGGCGGCTTTTATGCGAAAAAGTGGTTAAAAAATAGTAAAAGTTACTACTTTTTACAATATTTTCTTATATTTGCAGCTGTTAATTTTTCAAAAACCCTAAAAGATAGACATTTATGAAGCAAATTGAGTTCAGACAGGCTAACAGGTCACTTGCCATCGTCGGCAAGGCCCCGATACCCGCTTACGTCGACGAGGCAGTGCCTCAAGTGGTCACATGCTGGCACCTCTCCTTCTGGGAGCGGCTGAAGGTGTTCTTTACAGGCAAGGTGTACTGCTGTACGCTCTCCAGGGAGAAGCGTCTGCAGATGACCGTACTCAACATCAACAAGGACGAGATTTTTCCGGAATGAAGAAGATAGGAATCATCGTGGCCATGGATATCGAGCTGCAGCTCGTCCTGAGCCGTGTCACCAAGAGGGAAGGGCCGAAGAGCTTCACGGGGCTGCTTGTCTACACTGGCCGTCTCGGCGATGACGAGGTGTACATCTGCCGTTCTGGCATAGGGAAGGTCAACGCAGCCATTGCTACCCATACGCTTATCACGGAGTTCGCACCGGACTACGTCATCAGTTCCGGGGTTGCGGGATCGCTTGACGAGAAGGTCGCCAGCGGAGACTGCGTCGTCGGCTCCGGAGTGAAGTACTGTGACGTCTGGTGCGGCGGCAACAACGCACGCGGTCAGGTGCAGGGTGAGCCGGAGTGGTTCCCGTGCATCGGCGTGAGCGCCAGCGGACGGGGGTTCGACAAGATCCTACGCAAGTACACCAGCAAGAAGCGCCTCTACGGCATCCACCGTGCGCCCATCGTGTCGGGCGACTGGTTCATGGAGACCATGGCGGACAGGATGAAGGCCAAGCGTGCCTGCGGACGCGCAAAGGCCGTCGACATGGAGTCTGGTGCCATTGCGCAGGTCTGCTGCCGCTATGGTGTTCCGTTCCTTCCCGTCCGCGTCATCAGCGACGTGGTGGGCGATCCTCAGCACGGCAAGAAATACGAGGGGTTCTGGCAGGATATGGCCGACAGGTCCTTCGACGTACTAATGGAACTAATCAAGGAGATAAATGGAGAAGATTGAGAGCTTTCAGATCGACCACCTCAAACTGGAGAGGGGTCTCTACATGCACAGGAAGGACAGCGTCGGCAGCGACGGGGTCGTCACGACATTCGACATCCGCATCTGCAAGCCGTACCTCGACTTCGTGATGGACGGGGCTGCCATGCATACCATCGAGCACCTCGGCGCATCCTTCCTCCGTTCCAAGAGCTTCTATTCCGACCGCATCATCTATTTCGGGCCGATGGGCTGCAAGACGGGGTTCTACCTTGTCATCAGCGGTGACCTCGGCGTGGAGGAGATAAGCGGCACGGTGCGGGAGATGTTCGCGTGGATATCGGTCTACGAGGGGCTGGTGCCTGGAGCAACGACGGAGGAGTGCGGCAATGCCGAGTACCATGACATCAACGAGGCAAGGCGCATCGCCCACCAGTACTACAATGAGGTGCTGCTGCACCTTGACGGCACCAACACCGTCTATCCGTTGAAATGTAACAAGAAAAACAATACGAAAACATGAAAAGACTATTCACTTCCGAGTCGGTGTCCGAGGGACACCCAGACAAGATAGCCGACCAGATAAGCGACGCTATCCTCGACTATTACATCCTGCACGACCCAGGCAGCCACGTGGGCTGCGAGACATTCGTCACGACCGGACAGGTCATCGTCGGCGGCGAGGTCAAATCGAAGGCCTCGGCTCCCGTGCAGGAGATCGTCCGCCGCGTCATCAGCCGTATAGGGTACAGGCACTCGCACCTGGGCTTCGCCGCTGACTCAGTAGGCATCCTCAACGCCATGCACCAGCAGTCGCCGGACATCGCGCAGGGCGTCGATGCTGCAGAACAGGGGGCGGGGGACCAGGGAATGATGTTCGGCTACGCCACCAGCGAGACGCCGGCTTTCATTCCGTTCCCGTTGTACCTCTCGCACCTTATTGTTAAGACTCTTGCAGATATTCGGAAGGCTCCACAGTCACCGATGGCCTATCTCCGTCCTGACAGCAAGGCACAGGTAACGGTAGAGACTGACGAGGCTGGACGCACGGTACGCATCAACACCGTGGTCGTCAGTACACAGCATGACGTCTTTGCACAGAAAGACAGGCAGATGCAGCGACGTATCGCCCATGACCTACGCGAGTATGTGTTCCCGAAGGTACTTGACAAGATCCCCAGCAGCAGCTGCAGGGAAATTGCAAAGCAACTTCTTGGCGGGGAGTACCGTCTGTTGGTGAACCCAACAGGACGATTCGTCATTGGCGGGCCTCATGGCGACAGCGGGCTCACTGGCCGTAAGATCATCGTCGATACCTATGGAGGCTATGCCCCTCATGGAGGCGGTGCATTCTCCGGCAAGGATCCTTCCAAGGTCGACCGCAGCGCAGCCTACATGGCGCGCTACATCGCCAAGAACCTCGTCGCAGCAGGAGTTGCCGAGGAGGTGACCATACAGCTTGCCTATGCCATCGGCGTGGCGCAGCCCGTCAGCGTGAACGTGACAACCAAGGGGAACCATACCTGCCTCAGCGACACGGAACTGTCGGAGCACGTGATGGGGATGTACGACCTGTCACCGTCGGCCATTACAAGGCGGCTCGGCCTCAGCTCGCCCATCTACGAGGAGACGGCGGCCTACGGGCACTTCGGACGTGAGACAGAACGTGTCGAGAAGGTCATAGGAGGCATAAGAGGCGACGTCGTCCTGTTCCCGTGGGAAGCCATCGACAGACTGGACGAGGTGATGGGGCACTTTGAGGAATACATGGCCTGATATAAGATAAACGCTTCATATTGTTTAGTTAGGGTTTATATCATCAGTGTGGAGCCTCCGGAACGTACTGCTCGTGACTTGCAGTGCTTTCTTGGGGGCTCTTTTCCGGTTATTCGTATTAATACGTTACTTTTGCACAAAAACAGGTTATGAACAGCGTGTTGGAGACTATACAGCGTTTTCTTTGCACCTACGGGTGGAGCTCGAACAAGGAGTTCCTCCTCTCGCTGTTCCCCTCGGCCAAATACAATGCAATGGGTGGAAGTGTAGGATTCGCAGCCGTCTCGGCATTCTTCGTACAGTATCTCGGAATCAGCCCCGCGCTGATCCCGTGCCTGGTCATCATCCTCGCCACGGAGCTCTGGACGGGCATCCGTGCCAGCCGGAAGAGGAAGGAGTCCTTCGAGTCCAACAAGTTCAGCCGCTTCGTCCTAAAGCTCTGCGTCTGGATGGTGCTCTTCTATACGGCGCACAGCTTCATGAACGAGTACAGGGGACAGGAGACGTTCGTGCAGATCCTCGCCTTCACGTTCTTCGAGGTGCTGAAGGTGTTCCTGATGTCACTGTTCGTCGTGGAGAACGTGACGAGCATACTGGAGAACCTCGCCGTACTCGACGGCAAGCCGAAGGATGCCTACGTGGAGAAGACGAAGGAGCTCTTCAACGCATTCTTCAAGGCCCTCAAGGGCATATTCACGAAGCCCGTAGGATATGCGGGCGGAACACACTACCATAAACCGGAAGACAATGAAGAACAAGACTGATTTTTTCCTGCCGATGCTGCTGATAGTGGCCGTCGGCCTCGCCTTTTCGACCTACAAGTTCTACGGTGAGCGCAAGGCCCTCAAGAAGAAGGTCGAGCAGCTGGAGCATACTGTGTCGAATATCGGCAAGAAAGAGATGACGACCACCACCGTCAAGACGGACAAGGGTGACGTCACCGTCGCGTCCGTGGAGCCGCTGAAGGCTACCGACAAGAACATCGGCGACAGGTACGGCAGGGAGATGGAGGTCGTCAGGGAGGCCAGCGGTGCCAAGAAGAAGGATGTGGACAACCTTTCCAGCGTAGGGGTCACCACCAGCGACAGTGTTACAGTCCCCGTCACCGTAGAGCCCTTTGGAGGACTCACGACTCACTTTTCCGACGACTTCACGACCATAGACGTCCGCATCGACTCGATGAAGACCGCCGCCATCAGCTATGAGGTGCGCGATAGCCTCGTCATTGTCAGCTGGGCGAAACGGCACAGCATCCTCTTCGGACTCATCAAGTGGAAGTCCGGGAAGCGTAGGATAGAGGCTTTCTCGAAGAACCCGAAGTCCACCATAAGCTCCTTCGAGGTGCTGGAGAGACTGGAATAGGCATGCCCGCATTTTAGCGATCTGTCTCCAGGGCCTGTCCCGACGAGGCAACGGGGCAGGCCGTCCCTCTTGCTTGGAATTTGTTACTCATAGAAATATTACAGGTATTTAATTTAGTTATGAATAGTTGACATCAAGTATTAGTAGTAAGGTTAGAGCAGGAGCCGTTCTCAGTGATGCGAGCGGCTCTTTTTATGCCTCCTCGCATATTTGATTAACTATAATTAACGTATTTGATTAGCATTTTTCTTTGTAAAAACTTGCATATTTGATTATATTTTCGTATCTTTGCCGTAGCAAATAAGATAATAATCAATCTTTTAAAACAGAACAGTTATGCCAAGATCAATTTTCAAACTCGACCTCCTCTTTGAGGACACCCGCAAGAAAGAGTTCGTAACTTTCGAAGGCTGGGACGGAACCGGCTACAACGGGGAAGGAAAGAACGTTCCCGTCTATATCCACAAGCAGAACGGAAAGCGTTACGTCCGCACCTACGCAAGAGGTTGGCGTTGCTACCACGAGATCACCGACCAGAAGCATCCCGTTTCCGGTGCCTACAAGCTCAACACCTGCGTTTTCATGGACGACCAACTGGAAAAGTAACCCCCTTCAATTCACAAAACAATGGCAAGGACGACGAAAATAAGAATCACGGGCATCTTCACCCACTGGCAGGGCCAGATGCGTGAGCGCTTCATGAACGAGACGCTTTTCCTCCGCACGGCCAGGAAAGTCGGTGACGAGGAGACGGTGAACAACTTCGTGCTGGGACAGCTCAGAAAGCACCAGCAGTATGGAGAGATTTCTTTCGATGAGTTACAGAAATATTAAAAAGAACAGAACAGTTATGGAAAATGAACTTTTGAACATCACCCTTTCAGACGGAAAGGTAGTACAATCCCCACGTCAGAGCTATGTCGTACAGGAATGGAACTGCGGCAAGTGGCAGAACGTCGCCGTATATCCGCCAACTAAGGACGGCTACCGTGAGTCGCATGAGAAGATGAACGCTATCGATAACGACAGCGCTAGAGTCATGCAGTTTATGTAACCTCTAATTCACAGGACAGTATGGAGACACCGAAGACAAAGACTATCATGGAGAAGCGCCTGGATAAGGCAGGTCCCCATATAAGGACGGAGCAGAGCTATTTTCTCCGTCAGTCGAACAACCACTTCGTGCTGCTGGAGGTCTGCGAGGCGCTCACCAGTCAGGGCTTCGAGTGCTTCACCGCACGCGATGAGTACGAGAGGGAGCACACCCACTACGTCAATGCCTACAGGGACGGCAAGCGGGTCCAGTTCGGGTTCTCGGAGGTTCCGTACCGATGGTGGGTCAACGACAGCAGCTACGAACACGGGGACTGCAGGGATATCTGCGGGAAGCACGGCTACGACTATCCGTTCGAGCTTGACTACATCATCAGCCGTGCCGTTACCTGCAGCCGGAAGGAACTGGAGGAGTATGAAAGGAAGAAAGAAGGGAATTTCTACGTGAAACTCGGAAATTTTCCCACGT